TATGAATGGACTTAATGGTGGGAAAGCTTCTAAAACAGTCCTACAGAGAGTTCACTTATCTACACCAAGAACAATGAGAGAAGGGATAGTGAATTATGAGAGTAGAAAGATATTACCTAAGGAGTTTCACGGAGATAGTTATACCTCAGATGCTTCTTATGCTGTTAATACTTTAGACGAGATTAGAGATGACTTGAGAAGATACAACCAAGGAAAAGCTTTGAGAGGGCTGCTAATTAAAAAGATATAGACATGAAAATAGAAGTAAGATTGTTCCCTCTAGATACTCCTGCAGCAGACGGTTCTATTATACCTAAGCAGAGTTTTCTAGAGTATCAAAACACACCACGATATAAAGAGAGAAAACAGAATAGAAACTTTTACGGAGGGAGTACACACTTAAACAGAAACCAATCCAGAAAAGAATCTACAGGAGGAGTTGTTGGAGAAGGAGATGAACTACTATACTCTGGAAACATCACTCATATTATAGACGATTATTTTATTAGAAGACACTCAGATGGGATTGAATATGTCCACGCTACAGCAGAAGTAATGGACGATCCAGAAGAGTACGAAGGAAAGAGTAAGGAGTTAATTAAAACGCTTTGTCGATTACTTAATAGAGGGGTTCAGCTTCCAGTATCAGTAGTTATCTCAGCAGTATGGAAAAATGATATAGCTGTTAGAATTAAGGATATTTTAGGATTTGACTTTACTCTTTCACCAGGTTATAATAAGGCAAGTATAGTGGATATTTCTTATGAGTGATATTAAGGCTATTCTAATTGGTGTAGCGGCTAGTAAGATTTTAGACAGACTCACAAGAAAAGAAGAACCTGATAGATATAGATTTCAGATAAGGTTCGATAAGAGAGGTCATAATTATGTCTACCATATGCTTTTTAGAACACGAAAGAGAGCCCACGAGGTAGCGAAAGAATTATCTCAAAGAGTGGGTTATAGTAATGTAGTCGTTGAACAAATTGATTAAAAACTCATGGGAATATTAATAGTAAAACATTTTAGCGACTATAGAGATGAACACGCTTACTACGGAAAAAGAGATGGTAAGAAGTGGGGAGCTATAGCGGGTGCTGGTGCTGGTGCTGCGATAGGGAGGAAACTTGGAGGTAAGTCAACCACAGGTCAAGCAATAGGTGCATTAGCAGGAGGAGCTATAGGTGGTGTTGGAGGTTTTATAGCTGGAAGTAAGATAGGAAAGAAGATTGGTAGAAAGTTAGGTAGAAGATCAGAGAAGAAGAGATTTGAAGTTACCTACACAGACCCACAAACAGGAATGGATAGACATAAGAGATTTGACTTCATACAAGAGGCTCAGATTTTTCATAGACAACATCCAGGGTCACATATTTCAGATCTTCACCACCAGCCTCAACAACCAAATTACTCGGACGAAGATTGGTCATGATTTAAATAAGTGGAGTGGTTTGAAAGATAGCCCTCCCAAAATGAATATGAATATGAGCAATACACTAGTAGTAAACGGATTAAAGATAACCACTTCACTCTCTTACATTAAGTTCATAGAGGCGGGTGTCACTCAAGTTGAAGAGGATATACCAAATTCAGTACTAGTTATTTTCTTCACTAAAGGAGCTAAAAACATTGAGTTACCCTTTGAAGTGATTATAGAGGAAGAGCTTAAGGAGTCAGACTTACTTTCAACCTATAATCCACAAAATAAAATAAACAACCTAAATATAAAGAAGCTGGTAGTTAATGAGTATATATTAAACCAGACTATTTTTACCGATTTGGATAAGAGTTATGCCCTTTATAATGAAGAGAGGTGTGACTTATTTATAAACCAGAATATAGAGTACAAAGATTATATAACACTACTTAAATCAATACCTTTCTTAGAGATAATTGAAGGGGAAGATGACGTAGTACTCGCTAATATAACAAACTGCTTAATGGGTAGAAGGAGGCTTAATTATATCTTCCCAAACCATAGAGCATTTAAGTACAAAGACACCTATACTAATTATGTTATAGATGAGCCTTTAGTTATGTATCAAGTTAAAAAGGTAGTTCTAGAGCAATTATATGATCATGGTTTCGAGTCCTTAAAGTTAGATGACCAGGATGAATTAGTAGAGGTTCCTGACGTACTAAGTTACTCTATTCAAAATGCCGATTATAACCCAATAGCTAAAAGAGTTACTCCACTACTAAAGCGACACACAGATGCAAACTTGTCTATAGAGTGGAAATTAAAATCAACAACCCTCTCTAAAGCTATGGATATAAAGAACCGGTATAGAAACTTAGAGATTATTTCCAACTTGACTTCTATTAATGTATTTGACTATAACAACAATCCATTTAAGGTAGCTATAGTTTGGGAAGATATATCAGGTCAATTAGGAGATAAAAGTGCGGTTACTGACGAGGAGAATAATTACTATCATCAGCTATACTTTAATTGTAGAGTCCACTTTGATATTATAATGGATAACTGCAAACCCTCTGATGTAGTGATCTCTAAAATAACCAATCTAGTAAAATTCAAGGAAGTAAACCTAAAAGAAATGAATGCTGTAGATAGTGATACCGTATTCAGTTTAAAGTATAAGGATTACGACCAAATTGTTAAAATATTGAGTAAACAACCAGAGACAAAAGAAATTAAATAAAATATGAGTCAGATATATGAACCATTTGTAGAGTCCAGAATTCAAGCTGCGACAACTACAGATACATCAGGATACCAGAACGGGAAGATAGTAGTAGCTGCTCCCTTAGTTTCTGACCACGGCCCTTACGGCATAACAATGATAAACAACCAAAGAGAACTCCTCAGAAAATATAGACCAGATGGAGCGAATTATTTGGTTTCAGATTTAGATAGTACATTCTTCCATATTTACGCTATGCTTGCTCACAGTTCAGTATTAGTATCAAGAGTAGGTAGTTCTATGGAGGAAGCAGTAACTAAAATGTATAATGCAGACCAAGGAGCGTTCAGTTATACAAAGCTTTTCGGAAATAAGATGGTAGTAGATTATAAAGGTTCTATTGCTGTTGGAGATAACGGGAAGTCTTATTTAGTAGATGGAAAAGATAGAATACTAGATACAATAGCTGCAGTTAAAGTAGGAGCAGTATCAGTTCAAAGTTTAGATTTCCAAGAGAAGATTAGCAAATTAATTAACGGATTAGAGGATTCATCAGTTTACCTTTACGGATATAAGTATGGAGAGAATAATGAACTAACTCTTTACCTAGCTTATAAGTACCATGCAAATGTAAACGAATTCATTAAAACTACACTAGGTCTTGCTAATACAGATGGACTACCTACAGCACCTAAGTTGACGATTGATGATAAATATAGATTGTTACTTAAGGCTACAGCTCCGGTAGGTTCAGCAATTACAAATACTACATCTACACCTCTTAAATTCTTAATTAACTCTATAGACCCGGCTAACAAGAGATTCATTTTAAAAGTTAATTCTCAGTTAGACGCAGGTTCAGAGTTCACGATTGCAGATGTAACGAGAACAGAGGTTAAACTTGCTCCAGCTCCAGTAGGGGTAAGCGCAATAAGTAACGGACTAAAACTAGAGGGAGATCCACAGACAGATGAAAAAGTCCTTATAAGTAACCCCGATAGAGTATTCGCATTTTCAGATCCAGTTAGAGCAGAGTTTGAAAAATTAGGAGGAAATGCAGCACCAGTAGATGGAGAGAGAAGTGCAAAAGTACAGAGAGCTATTCTAGATTTATTGGAGTATGATGAAGGGTATAGAATTGACTTTGTATGGGATGCTGGAGAAGGTGAAGTTGGTCTACAGTCAGTAATGAACTCAGTAGCAGCAGAACTTAAAGCACTTGCACTACACTCAGTTAAAACTACAAACCATTCAACAGTAGATGCTATAGTAAATGAGTACAAGCAATCTAATTCATTCAACTCTTATAAACTAGCTCCATACATGAAATACAACTTTGGGATTAAGACACTAGAGCTTTCTCCTTGTATTGAGTACGTTGAAGCTATTGTGAGAAATAAGTCAGCTAATTCAGAGTTTGCACCGGTATTTGGAATCGTTAATGGTCAAGTATCTGTAGGTGAATTAGTAGCTCAATTTAAGAAGACTGATAGAGAGAAATTCTTAGCAGGACAAATAAACACCATCAAGTTCGATAAGTTTAGAGGTATATCTTCAATTAATGACTGTAGAACTGGAGAAGGTGGTCAGAGTTTGTTTAATGAAGAATGGATTGTAAGAATGGCTAATAGAATAGGTTGGGATTTAGACTTCCTTCTTGAGCAATTCTTAGGTAGATACGATGTTGAGAGTACAGCTTTTGACGTTAAGGCTACTATCGATTACTACATGAAAACTACTATTATGAATCAGACTTATGCACCTGAGAAATATGACGTTATAGTGGATAAATCTAATAATGTTTGGGGTGATGGTGAATTAATGGTAGAAGTAAATATATATGTTGGTAGAGCGCTTAGAAAGATTACGGTTGTGTCCAAGATGCTTCCATTATCGACTCTAACCGCGAATTAACCAGCAGTGCTTTCATAATTGTTGTGATTTTTTATTAAGTTCGTGTCGTAGGGGGATTTTGAATAGATCTCCCTCGGCCAACCCATAAATGAATGAAATATGAGTGAGACGATTAATAATGACTTTGTAAATAGAGCCCATGAAATGACAGGGAGGTTCTTCAAGATAATGTACAAGAGCTTTCCTTTTTATATGAAACTTTACGGGACTCTTTGCACAGTAGAACGCTTACTTAGAAATAAAGATAATAAAGACAGAATAAAGCTTCCTTCCAGAGACCAAATGATAAACCAGACTTATGGAAAGGTAGCTACACACGATGATTTGGATAGGGATTCTGAATGGCAAACTTTTACAGAAACCTTTATCATAAACAAGTCACACGCTCAGAAATACTACAATAACCAGAGTGACGAGGTGATGATTTACTTTAACCAAAATGTACTTGACTTAGGAGATAAGGTGAGTTTTAATAGATTCGGAAAGACTTACTCCTTTATAGTGAATGATGTTACAGCTTATGAGGACGTTATTTTTGAGTATAGATTAATCGGAATAAAGGATCACGTCTCTAGTATGAATGAGCAGGAAATAAAGAAAGAAGATAAACTTGGACTACCAACAAATGAGCAGGGTACAGACACACCAACAGTTAAGGTAGTTAGGGGCTTTAAAAATAGAAAATAATTATGTCGTTACTTAGTGATTTACAATTAGGCAAGGGGTATAGTGGAGCAAAAGATACTATAACCAAAATACTCTCACCTCTTAGACACCTTAGTGGAACTGTTGGAGATATAGGGAGAGCTGCACAAGCCTTAAAGATGTTGCCTAACCAGATAAGAACTAAATCAGACATGGTTCAAGTTAAGGCTACTCTTAGGGCTCTGAATCAAGTGTTAAAGAATAGTAAGATATCAGACTTTTTAAATAAACTTGAGAATGCAGTAGGAAATTCGATAGTGGGGGTCTTTAATCCTTATATCGATACTAGAACAAAGGTAAAGGTCGAGTATGATAAGAATAAGGTAGTTCAAATTGTTAATGAGATTAGAGCTACAAGAGATGCTAGAGTTGCTGCTGAGGTTCAAAATATGTTAATCTCGGGTGCAGCATTCACAGATGTAGTAAAAATATTAGATAGAGTAAGGGAGAATGATCCTAAATGGGGACTGGGGAATATATTATCACTACTACCTCAGAATTTATTAGCTCAGTTTGCTCCCAAGTTTCTAGGTGCTTTTAAGACTGCTGATGAGTTTTTAGGAATTTCAAAGGGAATACAGAATTTGGTAGAAGGGAAATCTTGGAATGGGGGACCTAAAATGCCTAAGAAGAAACCAACAGCAGGGATAGCTAATAGTACGACTTGGAACTCAGCAACTAATGTGGACAAGTATAAAAGTATGCTAGAACAGGCTGGGATTGATGCTTCTAACTTAAAGACTGACTTCGATACCCCAGTTCCAGTAGATGCTTTAGGGTATGATCCGGACACTGACACATTTAAGAACCCTTTTACTGACGATGGAGATGTAGCACATAGCGTTAACTCTAGCAACCAGAAAGTATTAGATGCTACTATTAAAGATATAAACCCAGCTCCATTTGAAGGTTATTTTAGATCAAGATTAGGGAGACTGGAACTTGCATCAACTCACCTATGGGATGTACAAATAAAACCAATGGGAACAGGAGTGCCGGTACTTGAGATGAGGGATATAGATGTTCTTCCGATTACAAACTGGTCACTAGATGCAGGACAGACCTTATCAGATTCAATGGAGATGTTTGGGGGAAGTTCAATTACAATCCCTACAACCAAGAAGATAGATATGAGATTTGAGGCTACTTTTATAGAGGATTCAACTTATTCTGTAAAGGCGTGGCTCTCAAAGTATAAAAAGTTCATGTTCTATAAAAACCGAGTGAGACCTTATAAAGAGTGCTGCTCAATAATAGGGATATGGCTTCTTGATGTGGACTTAAAAGAGTTATACTATCAAGCTTACATAGGCTACCCAATAGATATGACTGAAGGTTTAGAAGGGGAATCATCACACTCTCCTATCAACAAAACTGTAACCTTCTCTATAGTAGGTCAATTAAGTTCTGATGAGTTCTATGAGCAGATTAGACGTAAAGGACACGGAAGACACTGGGATACAGATAAGCTTAATACAAGATACGTAACTAATTTCAACAAAGACAAGGTGGTATCTATATTAAAAGAGTCTGACCAATCTAAAGCATATACGAGACAGTTCCGGAAAAAGACTAACGATAAGGACGGAAATCCACAGACTGAAGATAAATTCAAACCAAAGCCTGTAGGTAAGAGTAAGAAAGAGGCTAAGTCAAGTACTAAGGGCAAGCAACCAGCTAAAAGGGCAACAACAAGCAAGCCGAAACCTAAAAAGAAGAAGTAATTAGATGAGTATAATAAAGATTAATTCAGTAGGTATAACTCCACCACAACAGCCAGAATTAGGAGTAGTAATAGGAGTTGTAGTTCCGTCTTCATCAGGCAGAGATTACCCTACAATTTACTTTGATTACGATACTTTTAAGAGGGAGTTTGATGATGGAGTAACGAGCTTAGCCAAGTATAAGTTTTTGTTTGAGAAGGGGTATCAAGTGGCAGCAGTAAGGGTAAATAAAGATGAGCCTAACTTTGCTACTTTAAGAATCTCAGACCCAGTTTACACAGACTTAATAGCTACTCACCCTCAATACTTAGATTCAATGCCTGTAGATCGAACTTTAAATAAGGATAAAGAGTTAGAGGAGGTTGAGATAAGAGACTTTACTAATGTGTTCAGGCTTAATTATGGAGATTTAACTAAACTAAACGCAGCTAAGGACTATATACTCATACCTTCCGGACTTAACCCAGAGAACGCTTCACTTACTCTTTTAACTTTTGAGGATGGAATACATGGGATAACAGGAACAGAAGCTTTTGGACCTAATGTAGTAAGGACAGCAGTAAACATTCAAAATAAAACCACAGCTCAAATTAGAGAAGGAATTAAGAATGTTATTGAAGCTTACACCCAGTATAAAGTGATGCCGGGACAAGAAGAGGAGGACTTCGATATGTTCTATCAGTTTATATTTTCAGATGAGATAGAACAGTGGAACCTAACTCCAGGAACGATTGAGATTGATATAGACTACAACGATAAACTGGATGTTATAGCTAGTTATGCCTCTCCTTACAAAATAATAGACTTTGCATCTACTATCCCAGGAATCTTTGGAAATATGCTTAACATTCAGATTCAAGGATTTAATTGTAGGGTATATTATGATGATGAGCTTTTAGAGGATTATAACTTTTCATCCACAGAAGACTTATTCCTACAACTAAAAGAGAATTCACCTTATATATTACCAGTCCTTCATGATAGAGATAAGAATTTACCTGATGGGACTTACTTCTTTGATGGTGGATTTGTGGAAGCTGAAAAGATTACGGATGACTATTTAAGAGCTATAGAGTTATTTGGAGATGAGGACATAGATATAGATTTCTTAAGTTATGATGAGTTCTTTGACCCAGAGCTTAGAATCTTATCCATGCTACACCAAGTCTCTGTGGAAAATCAGTTCTTAGTTCTTTTAAACAGGGAAATAGCAAGGACTTATTCAAATACAACCAACATCTTTTATACTATAGGGACTTATGTTAGGAACGGAGTAGAACTGCCTACAAGTTACGCTTTCTTCGACAGACTAACAACAGATTATGCAGGAGTTATAAAAGAAAAGATATACATAGAAAAACAATACACAGAAGAGGAATATCAGAAGTTTAAAGAAATAGGGATGAACCACATTAGATACGATGGTTACAACTACTATATTTCCTATTACTACAGCACAATAAACGAGAACCCAGCTTACAGGTTTAGTATGAATAGGGTACAGAGAAAGTTTAGAAGGCTGCAACAATTTTTAGGAACAAAGAAAATAGAGCTTCACAGATATATCCAAAAGCTGACAACAGATCTAAGAGACGAGATATACTTAATAGATGACATTGTGCTTACTAGGTTTAACTATGATGACCGCATGGGTTCAGCAGAGATTCAACTAGAAGTAACTTTAAGTCAGATGATTAACGAGGTCTTGCTTTTAAATGTAGTAATTAATAGAAACTAAAAGAATAACAAAATAACGAGATGGCATTAGATTTTTTAAAGTATCAGAAAATTGCAGAGAACGGGAGAGAATTCCTTAGAACAGATATTTGGGAGTTTTCTTTTGTTGATAGACCTACCGGGGTTTACATGCCGCCAGATGAGAACCTATTGATTAGATGTACTGACTTCAATGTGTCAATAGATAACTCAATAGATAGAATGGAAGCTCAAATTAGAGGGTTCACTATCTACCAGCCAGTTACTTCTAATAAGGCAGATGGTTCGTTTTCCATGAGATTTATAGATAGAGAAGATATGTCAATTCAGTATATGTTTAACGACTGGGCTGACAAGATCATGGAGAAAGAAACTAAGAAGACTGGAAGAAAACTAGACTTAACTTGTACGGTAATGCTTAAACAGTATAACACTCACAGACAAGTTATCAAGACTCTAGTATTCTATAACGCCTTCCCGACAACTGCTTCAGAAATGGGGGAATCTAGTTTTGGACAGGATGCAACAACAAACGGTGGAGAGTATGACATAGAATTCCAGTTCGAGTACTATGAAAGACAAAGAAATAGTGTTCCAATTACTGACGGAACTGCTTCATAATTAGAATTTAAGAGTTAATACAGAGGGTACTTGATTGGGTGAGAGCTTAGTTGAGTGCCCTTTTATTTTTCAAAGCACAACAAATCATGTATATAAGCAATCAAGAACTACCCAGCAAAGGATTATTTTCAAGGGAAGGTGGAACAAATATAGAAATTAAACCACTAACCTTCAAACAACTGCTGGATTATATAGAAAATGTGGAGATAAACCCAATAGCTAAACTCAGAAAAGACCTTAATCTATTAGCCAGTACAGGAGTAGATTTGTATAAAGTGAGTCTGCTGGATATGGACTACCTAATCTTCATGCTAAAATCAATAACGATCTCAGATGATATAAAGTTTAATTCAAGTACTAAGTGTTATAGCTGTGATCAAATAACTCAATTCTCATTTAACTTATCTCAGATTCACTTTAAGGATTTTGATAGTGAGGAGAATAGGATCCCGAGTAAAATAAACATAGGGGGAGAGATGAGAAAAATTAGAGTTCCTTCGATAGGTGAATTTTTGTCAGTGTTAGATACGATATATAAATTCAACCCAGAGATAAAACTCGCACAAATTAAATTATACAGCCTTTTTGATGAATGGTTTGCAAATCCTACTGGTGTTCAAAATATGGTGGATAATGCAAGTAGAGAGAGTGCTGCTAACTTAATATATTTGGATGATAAGTGTTTTGGTAGAATAGAACCGGTAGAGTGTAAGTGTGTAAATTGTGGTCAAGTACAGTTAACGAATATAGACGTACTAACTATAACTGAAAACTTCTTTACCGACTTTCTCAGGCACTTCCGACCTAATGAATCTCAAGTACTTTTTGAATAAGATAGCCAGGTACGATAACATAGAGGATTACCTTTATTCTACTTGTGTTAAATTCTACGAGGACTATAAGAAGAGATTAAAAGAATCGGATGGGGTGGATTTAAGTTACCCTCAATTCAAGATTAATATGTGATAAAATACTATGCTTAAAGGATTATTTGGAAAAGGAGCTCTTAAGGGATTTGGAAACTGGATTAAGAGTGCTCTCCCTAACGTCATTAAAGATACACTTATAGAAAGGGCTTTAGGTTCTCTCTTTGGTGGTGGAGGTGACTCAGGAGGGGGTGGCGGAGCAGAGATGCAAGCTACGATACAAGCAGGACCAGCCCAAGACCCTTCAGTTATGCGAAAAAGGTTAAGAGAAGTAAATGCTCAATACCTAAATACCAAGTCAGAGAGGGATAGAGAACTTAGAAAGCTAAACCTCGTTGAGACTAAAATAATGGCTAACAAACACACTAATGAGCCTTTTCCTAATGACAGTGATAGTTCTAATAGTGATAGTAATGTAGCTGAAATAGACGTAAATCATGTAAATCCTCCATCAAACTCTCAAAGTAAAACAGGTTATGAAGATCAACTAAATGATGTAACCAACTTAAGTAATGCAGTAGGGGAGTTAAATGCGGCTAAGAATCAACAAAAAGCCTATAGCGACCCTGATGTAAATGGAGCTAGGATAAGTAAGCTAGAATCTAAAGTTGATAAGCTAGATCAAGAGTACAGATCCAAATACTTACTTAATAGAGGAGATAGACTTAAGAGTGCAGCTGCCGATATGATACCTGGTGTTAAACTTGGGTATAATGATGAAGCTACAGTCAGAGGGTTTAAGGTCATGAACAAAGAACTCGAACTCCTAAGAATCAAACAAGCTGAGACTATCGTAAACATGCAGGCTGCTCTTCAAAATCAAGGGTATGCTGGTGGTGCAGGTCGAGGGGGTTCTGGAGGAGGTGGAGGCGGAGGTGGCTTCTTATCTGGTATCATGGGTTCTATAGTGTCCGGTTTAATGATGGAAGGAGCTATGAATCTAGGGGGAAAGCTCTTGGAGAAAGCTGGAGTAACTGGCTGGGCTAAGAATCAATGGACAAAACTTAAGAATGCTACTGGTCTCAATAAACTCATAGGTAAAGGAACTAAAGAGGCTGCTGAAGAATTAGGGGAAGAAGGAGCTAAGGCAGTTGCTAAAGGTACAGCCAAGGGAGTAACCTCTGCTGCAGCTAAAGGAACCGCTGAGGCTGTAGAACAATCCGTAAAACAAGCCGCTAAAGGAGTAGGAAGAACTGGAGCAAGGGAGGCGGCAGAGAAAGCTATTCAAAGTGGAGTTAAGACAGCTGTAGGCAGAAAAGTAGCAGGGAGAGTTACTAAAGAAGTTGCAGAAGAGGCCGTTGAGATTGCAGGTAAGAAAGTGGCTCAAGCAGGACTAAGATCAGCAGGTACTAAGATTATAGGAAAGATTGGTCAAAAGTTAGGTCTTGGAGTACTAGGTAGAATCGCTAAGAAGATTGCAGTAAAGGCTGGACAAAAGTTAGCAGTAATGGCAACGGGTCCAGTAGGTCTAGCGATTAACGTAGGTATGCTTGCTTATGATTTATGGTCTATAGGTTCAGGGATTATTGATATTGAGATGATCATAGCTAGGTTCAAAGGTAATAAAATGGACAAGAGGTTATGGGCATCCCTAGTTAACAAGAACCTTACACCTGAATTAGTTAAAGAAAAAGAGTGGGGACCTGACGAACTTACTTTGATTAGAGAGCTTCCAGATGTTATAAAAGAAGTCGATAAGAAAGAAGGGTATATGTTTATTATGTATATTGGAGTAGATGAGATTAAAGAGCTTACCAAACCAATAGACATGACAGCCCTTGATGAGATAGACGACCAAATTAAAGCACATGAAGGAGGTGGAGATACGAGAGGGTTCTTTACTAAGGTTGCTGATTTTGGAGTTAGATTATTTGCACCGGGAGAAATTACAGAGTCTCAACAGATAATGAATCATAAGAAGGCTCAAGCTCAAGGATTTAGTTCTACTTACTCTTCTGGATATAACCCTAACGCTCAACCACAAGGAGGGTACTATGATGGTTCTTTTGGAGGATTTAGTAATGTGTCAGGGAATTTGTTGTTTCCGGGAGCTGGTGGGAATTATTCATCTATACCAATTTCAAACGGAGATGGATACCAAGCAAATAGAAATACAATCTTAGCAGCATCTCAAGCAGTAGGAGTTGACCCGGGATTAATGATGAGATTGGCAGCTTCAGAATCAGGATTTAAGCCATCAGTAAAACACGCCAAGGCTACAGCTGCAGGTTTATTCCAGTTCATTGATGCTACATGGAGAGCTCAGCTTAAGAAATACGGACCTAAATTCGGAATACCACCTAATGCTCACCAATCAGATGCTAGGGCTAATGCTTTAATTGGTGCTCAGTTCGTAAAGGATAACCTAGAGAGAAGAAGTGCTAGAGAGGGATTACCGCCTTCACCTGCAATGGCTTACTTAGACCACTGGTTAGGAGAGGCTGGAGCTAATAGATTCTTCTCTAAACTTAAGACTTCACCGGGAGAGATTGTAACTAATGGAGCTCTTGTTGGAAATGAATTCACCTTAAACCAAGCACTAGCAAGAGAAGGAGGTAAAGGTAGAATTTTGTCTGTAGCTGAAACTTACCAAAACTTAGACCGAATATTAGATAAGAAAGGCAGAGATTTTGGAGTAGTAGAACCTCTTGGTGGGGGTGGTGGATTTGCTGGAATAGCTGGAATACCTAACCCTGCTAACTTTATTCAGACAGCTCTTAATTCAGCGGGACATTCACAACCTCAAATGGACAAGAGTGCGCATAAAGGATTCATAACTAAAGCTGTTCAAGATATCGCTAATGTAGGAAACTTGGCGGCACAAAGAGCAGCTTCTGGAGGTAAATCTAAAGGAGTATCACCAAGCTTAACGGGTGGGAATAATATGATTGCTTCTACTACGACTAATGTAAATAAAACAACCGAAATCAACACTACTGTTAAACAGCAAGACAAGAATAACAAGAGTCTACAAAAAGGTCAGAGAGCAAATAAAACAGCTACTGCCTAAAAACAAACTAAATGCAAAAACTATTAATAATTATCCTCATTTCTATGTCAAGTATTTTAAATAAACTAGCCGCTTCTGATGCTTCAATCAAGAGAATGCAACAGGCAGCCCTTTCAAGTGAACCGGTAGAGTCTGCTGATTGGGAACAGGTTAGAGCTGAAGGAGACCAGGAGTTAGCTGATGCAGAATATAAATCTACACACCCTGAGGACTCTTTTGGTGCACCTATTGACGCTCATAAAACTTTCTGGGGACAAATGAGAGTTACTAGAGCGAAGATAGCTGCAATGTACATAGAATGGGATACAACAAATAAAGGGGCGTGGAAGAAATTGAAGTCGTTATATAAGATGTATGACAAAGCTACTTCAGTTAAATCCTCAGACCCCTTCCTACTAAAAATTGTCAAGTACTTATACGCTATTCCAATTGTAGGGACTGAGATTCTTATGTTTGGAGCGGAGAAACTTTGGGATATGGCTAAGACTGGAGTTAGTGAAGGTTTCGGTTTACTTAAAGGGGCGTATAATGAGCTTTCAGGATTTCTTACTACAGCTAAAACAGTTCATGAAGTTAGAGAGAAGAAAGCGCTAGTAGGAGAAGCGATGTCAGATCTAGATAAACTAAAAGTACCACAAGTGCCTGACCCTATTGTACCTGGAGAGTTAGGATTAGCTAAGCAGGTTAAAGTAGAGCAGAAGGCAGATCCAGAAGCTGAGGCGTTAGAGAAGAGATATAAAGAATTAGAAAAAGAAAAGGGATTAAACGAAAAGAGTAAGAAACAATATAGAACTACACAGGAACAGAAACTAGCAGAGGAAACTGATGAGACTTACGAGACAATCTACAAAAACCTCATGAAAGTAAGAAATGCAGACTGGAAGAAGAGTATCTCAAGTATAGGAGCAGATGAAGCCAGATATTCAGATGTGGAGACTTTAAAGAATCTTCCGGGAGTTGTACAAGACTTACCTAAAGAAGAGGCTATGAAGGTCATTAAGAAGTATCCAATGGCTTTCTATAGTACTTTCAACACTAACTACAACCTTACCGATAAAAAGATGAAAGTTACGGTTAAGAAGTTAGATGAATGGAAAGAGAAAGATTTAAAGGATCCAATTCTAAGGGCAGCTATGAGACAAACAACTAGACACGAAATACTCTCTAAGATGGACTTTGGGGTACAACCTACACTAAATCCTATGCAAGCTCAGATGGGTATAGATAATGTTCAGTTTTCTCAAGGTGCTGCTGTAGATATAAATTCACCAGGTTTTCAAAAGAGTATAGTCGGAGGTGCTAGGATAGATGGATTACAGCCTGATTTATTGAATTTCCACAAAGAACTGTTATCCTATGTACCTGAGGCTAAGATTACTTCTGCTTATAGACCTGGTTCAATTACTAAGGGAGGTAAGCTTTCTAGACACGGTTCAGGAGAGGCGATAGACTATGGGGTAAATTCAAATTCAGATACAGGAGTTAGGGAGTTTTTATATTCATCTCAAGGACAGTCACTTCTTAGGAAATACGGACTAAACTTTATTGATGAGACTATCCCTGCCGTTAATGCTGCTACCGTAAAGAGTGCTTCTGGAGCGTATCACATAGGTAAAGATAGTTCAGCTGCAAATAATAGATTAAACTACATCAACCTTGACCCTAGATTCGGACCTAAGAAACCTGTAGCTATATCTAGAAACTATGCACCACAGACTTATCAGCCACCTATGCAGCAAGGACAGTATATACCAATTAATACAGTTACTCAAACCAATTCTTATAAAACACAAACAAGTTACCGATAATTATGGCAGATGTATACAATCCGGGAAAGAGAGTTAATAGCCGGGTAGGGGAAAGAACAATGATTAAGGGGAAAGTTACCTGGTTCTGGGACTCTCTTATGAATCAAGACCACCTCACTGTAAGAATAGCTAAGCACCAAGATGTAATGGGGAATAAGCCTAACCCACTATTAACTCATACAGGAGCAGGTAGTAACGGGATAGAGCTTCTTAGAGGATTCTTAACTAGGGACATTACTTTCTCAGCTACTAACGAATGGGGAGAGGCTAAAGATAGTATTAAGGACACTGTAGCTTCTCAGACAGGTATCGATACAGGAGCTTTAGGTAATGACAATGGTTGGGTTGAATCAGCTGTTAGAGGTCTTGGGGGTATGGCTAAGAGTTTCTTCGAGATGGTAGGGATGGATAAGACCGCTGAAAATATAGACAATGCAATGCGGGAGGAATTAAAAGCCCTTAGTTACAAGTTAGTTAATTATGCAGAAGCAGCTAAGACATACCAAGGAACCGCTGTAAACTTTCCAAATACCCTATCCGTTTTAATAATTGCAGATAAGTACGGGAAAGATCCTAGAGCAGCTATTCATAACGTTCTCGGCGATTTCTTAGGTGTACCTGTAGCGAGTTTAACTAAAGAGATTGAGAATACTGCGGTTAAGAAATTAGAGGTTAATGGAGCCTTAAAAGCAGATCCTTCATGGCCTTCCGGTGCTCAAGAATACTGGAACTTAAAGATGGAGGAGAGACAGTTAAGAGCTAGTTTAGAGCAGGCGAAGAGTAACTTAAAATACCTAGAAGATCCTACAAATATTCAACTCCAAAGAACACAGGCAGTACAAGGAGGTGATCCGGACCAAGATAATACTCAAGCTATCGCCAATGCTAAAAGATCTATTGAAGACTACACTAAAAAATTAAACGAAAACCTAAAGAAACAGAAAGATTCAAAAGTTAGTGCTGGAGATATAAAGATTGTAGAGGCTAAGCTGAATGTAAAAGTTAAAGGTGAGAATACTGGGGATAATGTAACAACAGATGGAGTAGCAAATTCAATAGCCGGTAAAGTACTTGATTTAATAGGAACAACCAAGAACCTACTAACTCAAGGGAACTGGGAATTTATGGGCCCTCCCGGTGGTTACTTATATGATCCAGAAGCTACAAGAAACAACAAATCGCACCCAGGAACTATTACTCTATTTATCTCTAATCACATGGTCGTTCATAACCTCTTAGTCTCAAATGTGGATATCGATATTTCCCAATTTGTTACGGTTGAAGGTTATCCTCTTTGGGTTAGAGCAGATATATCCTTTGTTCCTGCTTCACTATTTACTTCAAGAGATATAGCAAGATCATTAGGAGGTAGTGGTAGAATATATGGACTTTGGGATGAATCTTTGGCTAATGCAGATGCTTCTAATAAAGGGGGAACTAAGCAATATATGTCAACCTTTAAAGCAGTGAGATTATGGGAAGCTGAACCTAATGTAAGAAGAGATGGACATAATGAGAAAGACGAGAACCAGAGATTTGCTAACTTGGGGTTCGATCCTAAAGGTAAAAAAGAGGGGGTATTCTCAAATTGGTCAGTAAAGAAAAACCCAGACAACCAGAATTATAGAGTTGTGATAGTTAATGAGGAGAAGGAGAGAGTTAATAAGGAAATATCTAAAGCTGAGACCAAACTAAAGAATGACTCAAAAGGTTATAATATAGATTCAAGTCAAAACTCATCAACCTTTAGAGCGGCACTAGATAGAAGTTCAGATGTAGCTAAAAATGCCATGGAGGCTATTAACAGTGCACAGCGTTCTAATCCAGGTTTCAAGAGTCTAAATCAAAATCAAATGAAAGGGTTTATGGATAAGTTTGAATTAAAGAGGACTGCACTAGAGGCTCCTTTGTATAACTTCTTAGGTCAAAAACAAAACTAAACATATGGCAGAAGAGAATAAAGATAAGGTAGAGTTCACCGCTGTAGATGTTAGTACTCCCTATGATGAAGAAATTAGAATGAAGTACTTAGAGGCTCAACTTGCAGATGCTACAAATAATGATACTAGATTAGTTGAACTGCAGCTTGAAATTACAGCCTTAAAACACTACAGAGATATTTACATAGAACTCTACAACGACAAACTGAAAAAATAATAAGATATGTATGTACCAGACGTCAACTCCTCGGGATTACTCACTAAAAGGGTCGGGGATTATATAGAGAATGATTTTGATGTATTTAACTCTAAGCTTCTAAAATTCATTCCCTTCCTGCCTTCTATGGGGACTTATCAAATAACAAAATACCCTTATAGATTAGACCTTATTTCCGATGAGATTTATGGTAGTCAGGAATACGCAGAAGCTTTACTATTATACAACAACAAATCAATTAGAGACTTACACTTAGGGAGTTATCTTAATATATTCAACAGAGACTCCTACGATAGACTTACACTGAATCTAAATAATATCTAATGGTATCACACACACGCTATCAAATAAGACTAGATGAGTTTTCTGAGGATCCTACTATGGAGTTTAGGTTAATGGAGATTTCTGAGGTTATGGGAGGTGAGTTGCCACAAGGGGTCATTACCATGCTCACCTCTTCTAAATCCCAATCTTCAAAATACTTAGGGAAAACTTTAGAGATGACAATACAAACTCCATCATATAGGGGAAACTTCAAGGTCTTTATAACAAACGTACAACAGAACTCTACTACAGCTTTGTTTACTTTTCTTATAACTGACCCTTACTTTACAAATGAGATACAGTCTAGGCTTTTAGCGAATGATATGAATACTGCCATTGGTAGACTCTATCCGGGTAAGGTAACCAAGAAAGTAGAATCCTCAATAAACCAGATGGAGCTTAGACAGACTAGGGAGACGGATTACAATTGTTTAAAGAGACTTATGTTAGGGTATGGAAAAGATGTGTTATATGGATTCTCTATGGATGGGATGATTATAACTACTTTTTCAGCAGAACCCGCTAGCTACCCTCACTATAAGCCTTTTACAATTGATTTAGGGGTGAATGATTTGAGTGAGAATAAAATAAAGTATGAACAATTTGACCCACCTAGAACCTCCAAGAAAGCATTTAGGTATTTTAGAGTTGTTGCGTATGATAAATCTATAAGTTACACAGCGAAAGATGGATCACCATTTGAAGAAAACATATCCGCTAATTATAAGAGTAGAATGGAACCAAAGCTGTCAATGAAGAGAACTTACGAGAATATTCCTCCTTACAAACTTGGAGATAAAATAAACCTAGCAGATCCAGAATCAAACCCTACCAATGCTACTGAATTCTTTGTTACTTCTAGAGGTTTTACGTTTGATTCATCTGGAGTATTCACAACTATGGCACTAAGCAAATATGATTAACAATGGGAAACTTAATATATTTAGGACGAGTAAGAGAACTAGTTAACAATAAGGACTATAAGAAAGATGAGTGGGTTGTTAAAGTAGATATACCTGAAATTAATGAGAACCTACTAGCCTTTCCTCTATATCATACTGATGCTCCTGTTGTAGATGATGAGGTTATACTTTTTAATATGAACCCTAACTTAGATAATGTATTCCTCTACCTACCACTGAAGAAGTTTAACGGGGAGAATCCTTTTAACGGCTTTAGATCTAATGGAACAAAAGTAGAAATTCACCCAGATGGAAAAGTATCAATAAGCAACGAGAAAGATAGTTTGTATGACGTTATAAAGTCTATAATCCAAGCAGTAATATCCCTTAAGACTGTAGGGGGAGAGGTGCTTGATATTAGAACTAGAGTACTTTTAAATAATGCAGCAAGTAAGTTAGAACGATTAATGAGAGAGAGATGAGAACACCTTTTTTAGAATACGAAATACCTGATGTTGTTATAAAGCAATTCTCTAAGCCAGATGTTAAGGACTTTATAGCAATACCAACGACTGAGGATGTTACAAGGATGGCTACTCAAATTGTTACCGATGTTATGCAAAAGTCTGCTCAAAGTATAGGATCAGTTTCTCCAGCCTCACAAGGATTCTTCTCACGTCAAAGGTCTTCTGTAATGAAAATGATTAAAGACTATAAGAATCAAATACAGGAGGCTAAAAGAAGGTATCAGACAGAGATGAAACAGACTGTGGCTTACATGAGAGATGCTGCTATTGTTCTTAACTACTATAAACAAATAAAGAATGCAGCTAGAGATGGAGTACAGCTTGGGGATATCTTTTCACTAGTACCTTCAGTTGATGCAGAGAAGAGAGACCTTAGTGCGGCTTTAGAGGATGAAATAGGAAGTTACACTACAGATATGCAAAACGTAATGACAGCTACTTTCTCTAAGCAAATGCACAACGCTATACCCATGAAGGATCCTTATAATAAACTTCTAGAGGCAGCAAAGAATAGTTTTATAACTGAGAATTATACATCAACTCAAGGCGCTCAATTGGGGGATCCTGACTATGGAAAACCTTACTTACCGAATGCTGATATAGTTAAGTATAGCGACATGAAGAGAAGGTTAGTAGCAGAGGTTAGGAGGTTAGAGGTAGTAGAGGATAATGTTAAAACCTCCACGAGAAACTTTACTTTAGGGAGAGAGGTATTGTCCAACATAAGAGATATAATGCTAGATGCTGGATACGATAATTTTAACCGAACTAAGTATGCTCAATTAACAACAGGGGGAGAGTTTCATACGCCAATGTGGGATAAGTTTGACTGGTTAGAGGCTACAAAACAACTAGGAGATTTAGAGGCAGACAATACTCCAGATGATGTTCAATACCAAGAGATGAGACAGTTGAGGACTAAGATTAACATGTACATTCAGACTTACACCTCAGCAGATAAACCAGAAGATGCAGGACTTAGAGATCAGGCAGAAGCTATTGGTGAAGCTATTAATGAAATGGGACCTAATATAGAGAAGAGAACTAAACTAGGAGAGGTTGCGGCTTATGTTAGAACTGCTACAGACTTGTCCGCTTCAGTAGGTACTCTATTAAAAGCAGATTCACCTTATCAAGAACACTTAGGAAACATAAAAGGATACTTAAATACAGCAGCTAGAGGACTTGAAATAGCTAAGAACTTTGAAGGGAATGTAAACAAGATAAAAGAGGGAGTTAATGCCAGACTAAAGAACCCACTGATACTCTTAAATGATATGGTAAAACTAACTATGGAGATTGATAAGAGTATAGATGAGGATTTAGAGATTGAGATGGAGTATGTTCCTGGAATTACCGACAAGCTCTTCAATCAATTTAACGACTGGTTTGCTAAGAAGATGGATCAGTTAAAAGAATGGTTAGTTAATAAAATCACATCCCTAACTAATGCAGTAAAAGAGAAAATGGAGACAGCCTACCAAGCAATTCAAACCAGAGTAAAGGTAACAGCTATGTCTGCGATTCCTGGTACAGCCTTTGGTGGAGCTCAGATGTCACAAGCTTTAAACACTTAGAACAACTTATGAAATATTTACAATCAGACGGCTCATTTGCACCAAGTAAGCTCAGTTATATTAGAGATGCAATGGAGGTAGAGCTTAAAATTAACAGCTGGTCAGTCCCTCTAGATAACGACTTTGGATTTAACAAGATAGTAGACGGATTAGACCTTTCTTCATCTAGGGAGTTTATTGGTCAGAGGATTATTAGGTTTATCGATATCTTCAATGAGCGTAATGGCTGTAACTTAAGTGTTGATGGTATAGATATGACTGAGAGTACAATAACAGTAACCTTAACAAACGGAGATAATATAGAGACACATGAGATCGATCGATGAATATAAAGCAAGTATCGGGAAGTTAGCATCAGATTTACAAATACAGGGAGACCACGTTACGATCCTTACTAATATGATAGCTTATGCCCTTTACACAAATGAATTAAACCTACTTAGATACACAAAAGAACAATCGCTTACAAACTCTAACTTCCTCTCCTCTAAGATACAACACGCAATGGATAGAATGTACTCAGTTTATAGAGGGAAGAATCCAGTTGTTGAGGTTAAATTCTATGCCACTAAAGCTAAAAATTACGAGATAGGAGATACTGTATACGAGAGTGGAGATTACTACCTATATGCAGCTGAAGATAAAGAGATTATAGAGGACTTAAACAACTTGACTACTCTTAAGGTGATGGTTGCTGGAGGTAGAAAGAAAGTAGAGGGGTTTTCAGGAGAGACTGGTTTTTACATAGAATTAGGACAGACAGGTTTATCAGAAGACATTAGAGTTAGAAGGGTGGATGCTTTGGCGAGTACTTACTATGATACAACAAGAGTCTTTAAGAACCACATAGATAGAAAGGACTCCAATATACTCTTTACACTCACTACACAGGATTATGGGGTTAGGATTTACAAGAGAGATCAATTTAAGTCAGCAGAGAAATACGAAGTAGAGTCTTATCCTTTCTTTGACAACTTTAAACTCCTTGAATCAACTATCCTCAGCTCATCAACTTCAATTCAGATTAACGGTATGAGGTTTGAGTCTTGTAGATTAGTTGAACCTATTATACCTAAAGAAGTTGCCAGAGATATAGAGTACAATGCAAAAGCTCAAATATTCTCTAATGGGGTGATGAAGAGTAATACCGATATTGTAGATTTATTTAGAGCAACACTAGTAACTTCGGTAGCAGACGCCTCACATACTTGGAATGCAGCAAACAATAGACTACACATTTATTACGTATTATCAGAAGGTGTAGGAGAAGTTTCAGGCGTAGAGATGGATAACTTTAAGACTGAAATAGATAGGAGTTACTACTTGGGGGAGATCCCTTCAGCTTCACCGGCTATTGAACTTGTTGTGCCTATACTAATTGATGTTAAGACTTACCTTTCAGTTGAGCATATTACAAAAGAATCAATTAGAGAAGTACTTAAGACCTATGAGAGAAAGATTGTAAAGGGAGTAAGACAAGATGATATACACTCCGCTCTCTCTAAACTTGAGGGTGTAAAATATGTAACCTTAACGATAGACCCTGCAATTAGAGCACAGATGGAACAGTTGAATGACCTTACTTCTAATGCTGTGCCTAAGTTTGTAAGATTTAACCCTAATATTAACGTAGAACAAGATGCTTTTACCACTAGATAATGAACTGTTAAACTATAAGCTCTACCAAGATTTTTTGAAGTTATATGGAGGATTTACTAAAGAAGGGGAGTCACTATTATTATCCCTAAGTAAACTGCCTATCGATAAGAGCTTTGAGGTTCCTGCTGTACAAAAGTTAATGGAGTGTTTAGATCTTTTAGGAGAATACGACAAACCAACAACTAACTATATATTGGCAGACTTCTTAGCTTCAAAAGGGACATATAGAGTTAAAGAGATTATAGAGAAGTATTTACACATTGAATTTACTGAGCCTGATGGATTTGAATATAGTCCTGAACAGTTGAAACTAAAGGCTCACTTCAAAGTAACATACAAAGGAACAAACCTAGATCTCTTGCTTACTCTTATATCTGACCTTCTTAATTTTGAGCTTTACTTTACGAGTTTAGATATGCTTATTAAAGAGCTTAGACATATACTGGAGGTTGAGAATAATACTACAGCGAGAGTTTTACTAGATAAATTTACACGAATAGAAGCAAACATCACATGGACGGAGTAGACTATAGCGTTAAATCAGACAAACCCTTACACGGAGCTAACTATATTCACATTGCAGCTTCAGACGGTACATCGAGAATACTTAGGAGGGTTGATACTTCTTACTTCATCGATTACCACACTTACTTAACTAGATATGGACTAGAGGGTAGAAGTGTACTGGATAGGGTAGCATTAGACCAAACAAAAGGGAGCTATATAGAAGGAGTAATTTTAGATAACCCTCAAGATATAGCTGATTCTATGGAGGAGAGCTTTGAGTTTATACAAGTTCCACATTCCACAGACCCTAACAAGTTCTACTATATCCTAAATCTCTACTTAAAAAATGATGAGCATACAGTTACCCTTTACGAAATAGAAGCTAATAAAGAAGAGGAGGTAACTAAAGATGAGCCATTATTCAGGTATGTTATAGAGGATTATTCAAAGGGAGCGAGAGATGAGCTGAAGAGTTATAAAGTAGTAAGAATCCAATCCGCTAACTTCCAGAATGATGATAATATAATAGACTACCACAAGGCTCTAAAATCTGCATCAGTTGTAAAGTTAGGTAGAGATGAAATTTTAAAGAAAGAAGTAGTGTCCTCAGCTTACCTTAGAGAGAAAATAGTAGAGGCTAATCACATAAAGGCAAGCAAGCAGGGATTCTATGATAAACGAAATGAACTTAAATTAACGGGAAATGCTAGAGAAAATACGGAGAAGATAGATGATAAGTGGAGATGGGGAGTATCGTATCCTAAAGGTATAACTCTCACGTATGGAAAACTTAAAATCACCTCTCTAATTGACAATAACATCTACCACCCACTACAAATAGGAAGTTGGAAGCTATGAGAGTGAACTACCTCTAAAGTGAGGCTCCAAGGGTCACAGCTTCTAGTGAATCTTCTAAGTTAGACTTAAGATTCTTATTTAGACAGCTATCCTTGATTTTAACTCTATGTTCCTCTAGAGCTTTATTTTTAATGTTAAGAGCAGCATTTAAGTCTCTATCTAAGTTAGACTTACAGTTAGGACAAATCCACTCTCTATCAGCTAGTTTTAAATTATTATTTTTATAGTTACACTTATGACACAACTTAGAGCTAGGAAAGAAGGTATCAACTTGTAATATGTTTTTACCTCTTAGTTTAGCTTTATAGGTAAGCATATTAATAAACATAGCCCAACCAGCATCACTTATGTGTTTAGCTAACGGGTTATTTTTAAGCATACCTTCAATGTTAAGCTTTTCTATACAGATAGTTTGATTTTCGCTATCACTTAAAAGCTTATTTGATAGTTTGTGTAAAAAGTCTAATCTTTGGTTTTTAACCTTAGTGTGAATCTTGTTAAGCTTTAGTTTAGCTTTTCTACTTTTAGTTTTAGAATATCTTCGCTGAGCATAAGATAACTTAGATTGACTTTTAGATAAGTATTTAGGATTCTCTATTTTCTCACCTTTAGAAGTAGTAAGATAACTAGATATACCTAAGTCAATACCTAAAGTTGTATCTTCTTCAATTTCAGATTTAACTAAAGTAGGACTATCGATTTCACATAAGATTGAAACAAAGAATTCACCTAAAGGGTTTCTCTCTATAGTTGCACTTTTAATTGCTCCTTTAATTGGTCTATGAAGAATAACTTTTATACCTTCTCTAAACTTAGGTATAAATAAAGTTTCACCTTCAAGTTTAACAAATTGTGGAACATTAAATCTACTATAAGGTGACCTTTTAGATTTAAACTTAGGGAATTTACTACGTTTTTCAAAGAAATTCTTATAAGCTGTATCTAAATCTAGTAAAGCTTTTTGTAGAGTCTGAGAATTAACGAGTTTTAACCAAGGTTTATCTTCTTTCAAACTAGGTAGTAAACTTTGTAAGTCAAACCTAGAGAGATTAACATTAGATTCCTCATAAGTTTTACTTTTTAGATCTAGGAAATAATTATAAATAAACCTTGCCGAACCAAAGTGTTGTTCTAAAAGTTCAACTTGTTCAGCTGTAGGTAAAATCTTATATTTAAATCCTAGGTAATTCATAAGTGCAAATATAGAAATAATTTTAAGATAAACAAATAAATTAGTAAAAAAAAAAGTTTAATTAAATGAGATTAAAGACAAGTGAGAAAAGATACTACGGACTATTTGATTACAACCCTGAACACATCTATGAAATTGGGGATATTGTGATCTATGATGAATTAGCCTATAGGTGTCACTCAGATATGGCAAGAGAAGACTTAGGTACTATCCTGCCAAACAACCTCCTGCATTTTAGACCTTTGCATGATTTAACAGGAGAAGCAGACGGAATGATAAACACTTTTGATGAATATTTGACTTCCTCTTACTCTGACATGCGACCACTTAATGCAGGAATACTAAGGCAGGTAATTAACCACTATACAAAACTAGGGGAGAGCTTAGATATTTCTTCAGTTGATTTAGAGGTAATTACAAGCCCCGGGATATATAGAAACCCAAAGATGCCGCTGAATATAGTAGAGAATCCAGTAGGTGAAACTTGTTACTTAAGGGTTATTGAAGGGAGTGATGATTATATTGTACAGGAGCTTATAACAGATGAGTACCTTGCAATAAGAACATCAAATTCACCCGTTATCAATAGAGTAGTATCAGGCTGGACTCCATGGAAGGTTGTACACTTAAATGCGAACAATGTCTTGCCAGTAGCGAATAGAATAAACTACATGATAAACTCTATAGTCGAGATGGCAAACTTCATGAACGTAACCACTAACTCAATCATGTCAAAAGAGAAAGGATTTAAAGTGTATGACAGAATAGAGAATGTAGATCCTAATGATTTTATAACCCTAATCTACATGGAAGGGACAACTCAAAAGTCTATAACAGGAACGAGAAAAGATATAACAACTCTACCTGAGAACATTAAGAAGATTTTAGTATATGGCTAGAGATTTTGAACAACTAATATACCCTACGAGAAGACCTTATGTTTACGGCACTTATGTTTCTAAAGCTAATTTTCCAGAGCTAGAGAAGACAAAAATTAAGCCTATAGATGATACAAAGATTCAGAAGATAGAGAACTCAGACTACGATACTTTAAAACCTTTGTGGGAGAGTACTTTTTATGGGGTAGGTGAGACTCTAAAGACTGCTGAATACTACTTGAATAGACTAGGGCATGTAACAAGAATAGTGCTTAACAACATAAAAAATACTTACTTCAACTTTACTACATTTAGATTAGGAGAAGGGTTATACTTATTTAAACTTACTGAAACAAGACCGATATACATTTACTACCACCCAGAGGAAACAGAGAATATTATAATAGACTTACCTGAGGATTTTGGAGTAGATGCGGTTATTGTTGAGGGAGTGTTACATATTAAATCAAGAGACCCTAAGAAGAAGATATTTATTACAGACGCTTACATTTTGAACTAAGAAGAACATGATATACAATCTGATAGTAGGTTCATCAACGACCTTAGAAGACTTAAACAGGAGCCTTAGATTTGCTAGGTTGGTTTTTGAGGAGGGGGATATTTGGACTGAAGAGCATATAGAAACGAGGTGGGAGAATAAAACTCTAATCATAACCTCAACCATAGACATCCCTTACCCTGAGAGAATTAGAAACCTAACAGCTATAGAATATTACGCTGACCAAACTTCTTCATTTCTCTCTAGGATTTACATTAACCCACCGCTGAAGATATACAAAGTTGAGAAGTACGTCCTAATAACTAAGATTTCAGATAAGAGAGAAGTTAAGCTGGATTTATTCCCTTTGTTCTCAGGTTTAGAGTTTGATAAGAATTTAATTGATGATAAAAGAGAGTCTCCGTATAAATCACTAACAATACGAGAAACTAAAGAGAGATTTGAGAGGTATTATTATGGAAGTGATGTAACCAATAATGACCTAGACCTTTACTATCAGAAGAATAAGCCTACACATTTTGACGGGCTGCACTTAAGAAATAAAGATATGATTGCTAGTTATAACCCATACCCTAGATACATACTTAAAGATAAAAATTCTGAGGTGATGTATGATTTTGTGAACCAGAAGGTATATGCAGTAAGTGAATTAAGTAATGGGAATATTGGGATAACTGTTGGTGTGTATGATGACCTTGAAACTATTGATACAACTTCAGGTAGAGGGTCTGTAGAGGTAACCTTAGGAGCTGGGGATAGAAAACTTATAACTTCTAGATTCTACCCAAAAGGACGGGAACTATACACACTAGATCATAAGATTATCGGAGTAATGGATGACCCTCAAGTTAAGCACGTACTCCACCAGTCAGAAATCTTATCATTCAAAGGAAACCAACTATACAACTGCTCACTAATTCCTATATATGAACAACTAGATACAAGGATACTCACTCACAAATTAGGAAAAGATTATAGACTTGTAGATGTTTGTAATGGGTTTTTTATATTTGGAGACAGAAGAGAAACCTTAAGACTAGTAATCAATGGGTTTAATAATTATAGGGTATTTTCAAAGAATAATTACGATACGCTTAAGTTCCTAGACCAGAGTGTAATATTAAGAGTGAATGATGATATGGTGGATTATTTTGATATAGATAACCCCAACTTTGACCAGATGTACATATTAGAAAAGAAACAACTGGTGGAAAAACTAGGGCATTCAGATCCATTCACCCATAGTAGATTAAAAGAAAATCAAAGCATAAAGAATCCTGTAGTAGTAGGGCATAGACTTTATTTACAAACAGGAGACGAACTTAATGGTAAAATAAAATTAGAACTATTATGACGGAGTACAAGATTAAATTAATACCATCCTCTTCCTTCTTACAATTTAAACGAGATAGGGAGAGTGGTAACCAAATAAAACTAACAGGACTTGAAGTAGACTATATAACCTCCAACAGAACTCCTTTAACTTCATCAACTACACCTGCACAAGTAGAGAATGAATTTAGGTTAGTTTCTGGGTCTTTTAATGATATAATTAGAGAGACGGGAGATATAGTTACAGCTTATAGAATTGACAGAGACTACTACAAATTAGAGTTCATTAACCGATTCTATAATAAGTCCTTCGTTGGGTTTCTGGTAAAATATAAAGTTAGCGGAGTTAGTAATTATGTACCAGCTTTTCTATCCAAAGAATTAACAGGAGGGAAACTATTTACAGAAAGGAGTGTAGCTAAGATTTGTATTTACGCTAATATTCCTGATGCTGTAATGGAAGGGTACTATACTCCAACAGTTGACGTCTCTAAATTCTTACTACCTGAGGATAGAGCCGCTATAACTTATGATGATGAGCAGCTTACAACTATAATTACGCTAGATACTTACTTAGATACTGTAGCTCAAAATTTACCTGCTTATCGAAATGGGACTTACTTTGAGGATTCCAACAAGCTAGTCCATATGAAAGTCTTAGGTGGCAACCCTTACGATTATAGAGGGATTATGGAGAAAATGATGGCTACGTTCACTACCTCTATTAAGTCGTTTGGGAATGTAGTAGATCACCTTAATAGTACAAACTCTAGAGATGCCTTAGCTGCAACACAAGGGCGAGTACTGAACCTAAAGAAACTGGATATAGGAGATTTCTCAGATTGGAGTACAGTTAACCAGAATGATATACCAATTTTTAGAAGAACAAACGGGACGGTAGTTACTCCAAAATCACTAAGAGAGTTTTACGAGGTATTGATGGAAGTTTTGGATAATAGAAGTATAACTAGAATTTACACTATCAATAACTTCTCAGACACTACAGTAACTATTCCACATAACTTAGGTTCAAAATGGCATGGTATATCTTCTATCACTAATGCGTTCGTCTCTGAGGATGATAGTAAGTGGAAAGAGATCCCTGAGACCGCTATAAATGTAACAGTAGACGCAACAAATATAATAGCTACAATCGATAAGTCTAAGCTCCCTGCGATATTTAAAGATACAACAGATGAGCCTAATTCTAAACTATATAATGCAAACTCAGAGAAGAGAGGGCGTATTACTATAGTTATCGATAAGAATGCAGTAGCTCTAGCAGGAATACCACCACTACTTAAGATGGATAAACTCGTAATTGGAAGAAGAACAACTGACCTTAATAAGAACGTAACTTTAACAGGGACAATTAGATTTAGTTCAGGTACACTTAAGGAGAAACTAGTGGTAACTGGAGCAACAGCAGTAGGTGCACCAAGATTCACTCAAGATGCTCATAACCCTAAAATTTACCACATTGAACAAGATATAGAGGCTAAGGATAATGAGACAATGGAGGTTAAGGTTCAAGGTTTTGCTGACTATAACGGAGAGGAATTACCATCAAACGTTGTAACTACAGAGGTGACCCTTAAACGAATCTTAAAACCTGAAATCTTAGACGTATCTCACACTATAAACCTTAACTACGACTCTCAGAATAATAACTATGAGATGACAATAACTCCTAATACACTTTACGTAGGGGCTCATCTTAAGTTTACTCCAAGTCATGTTAAGTTTACTACAGTACCAAAAGAGCTTAAGGAGATGCTACAAGTTAATAAAGCTTATCCTGTAGGTACACCAATTAAGATGAGGATTAGTTCACTGGTAGACCTTAAGAAGTTATCGGGGGATCATGCAATTAGATTAGTAGGGATATATACAGACCAGACCGGCTTTGATAGTAACTCTTGGTCAGATCCTTATACAACTAATATCAACCTTAAGGACTTGTTTAAATCTATTAGTTGGGAAGATAGTAGCTCAGTTGAAGATAAGTACATAAACTACACTAAAGCATATAAAGAGTACAAGGCTTACCCTACAGCTCCAGTTCTTTACGAGTTAAAACCAAAAGTACAAGGGGCAGTTGATAAGAGTAAGATTCAGTATTCTATAGTTAACCTTCCAGCAGATTCACAGAAGTTTGCACCTTTCATTACAATAGAGGGAGATAAGGTTAAAGTTGACTATGTAGGATTAGCAGCTCAACTTAATAATGCTAAAGATATTGAGGAGATTAGATTTGATGTAAGAGCTAGAGCTAAAGATGCACAAGGAGGAGATGTTTACTATAATAATGTTCCTCTACTTGCTATTAAGTCGTTTAAATTAAAGATACATTCTAATGCTGTTTTAGTTATTAGCTTAGTTAACTTGCTTGGAAGAGAAGATCTGTTTAAAGCAGGAGCTAGACTTGACCCTCAAAATGTATCCAGAGATATGTTTAGAGTAGCGTCTAGTAATGATGAGAATAGAAAAGTTGAGTGGACTTATGAGATGTCACTAGGAAGTTCTTACGAAGAGTGGGAGAGACTTCAGACAAATATGCTGGGGTACATAATGCCAGATGGAAGTATAAATGAAGAAGCTTGGTTGAATCGAAATTTCGTATCTAAAGTTATTGGGGAGAATAGTTTAGTTAGATTTGGTTTATCTTATGACGACACTGTAGACCCTAATAATTTAATTAAAGAAGTTGGGTTTGAGCTTATTCATATGGATGACAGAAATAACTTAGATAACCAGTGGAATGGACAGAATCCTGCACTAATTCCTTGGTCTATTAGATATGGTAATTCTGGTGGTGTTAAAATTAAGGATCTAACCATGAACAGATTAGTTACTCGAAGATCCAATCCAAATAATTTAGCTATCAGAGGATTGTATACTGTAGAAGTTAATGGAGTTAAGAGCTTTAGGCAAACTGAAATCATATATCTAGACCTTTCTAAGATGAGAGACTTTAGATACGATATGAGAGCTGCAGAAACTACACAAGGATTAGACTCTTCAGACTTTATAGATAGTAGAGGATATTTGAAGCCAGTAAAAGAAGCTAGAAGTGGGGTTGCAACGAGAGGTTCATGGTTCTTATTTGACAACAGAGCCTTAACTACAACTATGGATATGACTCTTAAGTTTAAACCTACTGCACCATTCTCTAAGGATTCTATTAAATTTGTAACCAATATCATACCTATAAATAATCCATCAAACTTAGCAAATGGAGGTGGAAGTAGACTATCAGGTCTTACAAGTAGAACAACATTACGAGAACTCACTTTAGTTAAAGGACAAGACGGAACTTATACTGCAGCATTACCAAGTGCAGTTCGAGGTCAAGATGGCTTAGTTTACTTAAGTTATCCAGATACTAATGAGAAAGTTAATGGTAAAGTTGAGTTGATATTAACAAATCCACTAACTAAACAAGAAGTAACCACAGGTAAACTTTGGGTACTAAGAAACATTAGCACATTTAAAGAATACCTTGATTTCGCAGTTTCAGCTAATGAGGTTCCTGAAATAACTCACAGGCTAGATCAATCTACTTTAGACTTCGTGGATTCTGCTAGAAATTGGAATAATGGAGCTAATAAGAAGTACTACTCAAGTGCTGACCAGTTTAATACCTACTTAAATGCTAGACATAAGTTTACCTTAGTGAATCAAGAATATCAAGGAAACTCTGCAATAAAAGACTTCTTGATTAGGGATCCTCAAACAGGAGACTTGAAATTAGGTGGAGATACTTCGACTGATTCTGATATCTTGTTACATCTCAATACTAAGTGTAAAACTCAAGCGGTTTGGGTTTGGGTAGCTTGGAAAAATGAGAGAACGTATAGACCAGGATCGGGTTACCACTCTCCAGGTGGCGGAGGTTTAGTAGTTGCACCGCCAGAAGATGAAGATCCGGATACATACCAACCAGATCAAGGAAGTTACACTACTAGACAAGTAAACGTTAATAGATGGGAATTGAGATATACTAATACTGCTGAGTGGAGAATGAATGCAGGCGCTGGAACTATTGTTTATGTAGTTAATCCAAATGGTTCATTCTTACTAGTAGGTAATATTCCAGATGATAATGTTAACTATTCTGGAACAAGTAAAATAACCTTAAGTTGGCCATTAATTAGTGGTGGATATTATTTCTATGGAAGTGATTCTGGTGGAGAAGCTAGAACATTTGATAGATATCTTGACAACCAATTCGATTAACAGACAAAACCAAAACAACAAGCACAGCGAGAGGGAGAACAAAAATCTCTCTCCTGTCTAACTAAATATGAATTAATAAAATGGACTTAGTGAATATTTTAATAACGGGAGGAGGAGGTATACTCTTAGGTTATATATTTAAATACCTCATACAGAATAAACAAAGTAAGAGTAACGAGTATATCAACATCATCAATATGCAACGACACGATATCACTAAGCTCAACAATAAGGTAGAACGTCTAAGGGAAGAGATGTCTGAGAAGGAGAAACTATTAACCCTCTTAGAATCTTCATCTTGGGATTCACCATTTTCGTACTGGCTTAAGGATAAACAGGGTTACTACATCTACGTTAATAAATCTTTTGAGCATGAGTATGGTGTGACGGACGTGATAGACAAATCTGATGTTGACCTTTTTGGGGAAGAGGCAGCAAAGAAGTATGTGGCTCACGATAAGTTACTCCTAAGCTCTGACAGGGATTATATGATTTTTACAGACGAGATGGGGGGGAAGGTAACCTATAAGTGGAAACGAAAAGCCGGTAGTTTAGTCATAGGAGTTGCAGGATTAGACGTAAAAAATATATGTGAAGAAAATGAATCTAAAGAAGTAAGAGATTAGGAAATGAAAGAATATAAAAACGACATGATGGAAGAAGAATACCAAATACCAGAGGAAAACGGAGAGGATAGATCTTCTGGTAGTGAACTAAGCAATCAAGGTTTAGGTGGTATCGATCTTCCGGACAATATTCAAAAGTGGCTTCTAGTTGTTCTCGTAATCTGTCTCATAGGTATTATAGTTTGGGGTAAAGGTACTTATGAAGATAGACTTAGAGAAAAAGAGAAACAGATAGCAGAACTGGCGAAGAAGGATTGTGCCGAGGAGCTAGAGGTCTACATCAAACTTATCCACCGACTACAACAAACTCAAACAACCCAAATAGAGAATGTACAAGGTGGACTCGAGAAAAGTAAAGAAATAACAGATCAATACGAACAAGTAGATACTAATGTAAACAAACTTATCAAATAGGCTTATGTGGAAAAATATAATGGCTCTACTTATGTGTTTACCGTTTACTAGCAGTGCACAAAATACGAGCAAAGAATTAGAAGTTAAAGAAGGCGACAAGGTAGTATTAGTGACAAAAGATGGAGACTCTCTAGTAGTACCTAAGGAAGTAAGAGACGATGTTTTGCAGATTCTAGATAACCAAGCAAAGATCGACTCACTAAACAAAGAAATTAAGAAGGAGCATTACAAACAAAAGAAAATAGTAGCTGGAATAGAACAGAAACTAACCAAACTAGCTAACCAAGATTTCTCAAAGTTTCTTAAGGCTCTGGAGATAGTGAAAAATAAAATACCTAAAAAAGACGACCACAGACAGAGTAATTTACCAGACAATCACAAACAAGGGGTAGACAATCTCACTGCTGGTGCTAATCACTCTAGATACATTTTAGTTTTAGAGGAGTATTATTTAGGTCATATACGAAAATTTATAATAGTTAACAATGAAAAAGTGTACTTATCTTAGTTTAATGGTAGCCTTACTTATAGCTCTAACATCATGTGGAACTCGTAAGGTGCTTAAGGAGGAGAAGAAAGAAGAAATCGTAGAAAAGGTTGATTCAGTATCCTCAATGAAAGTAGACTCTGCAGCAGTAGTTAAAAATAAAGTTGTAGAGGAGAAGAAAGAAGTGGTGAACCTAAAAGAACTTATTAACACAGACGAATTCTACTTTACTCCAATTAACGAGAATGAGGAAGCTGAATTTGAAGTATATGTTAATGATAAGCTCTATAAGGGTAAAGTAAAGAATGGAGCTATCTCTAATGTAAATTCTAATAAAACCACAGATAAAGCAGTAGAGACAAAAGAAGAAAGAAAAATAGACAGCCTAAATAAAGTAAATAAGAAAGCTGAGGGGCAAGTTAAAGTTAAGAAAGATACTGAAACTAAATCCCACGAGCGAGTCAAGAAGGTAGATGCAGATAATCGGTCTTTCCCTTGGTGGATTCTTATTGTACTTATCCTTATTGCTGGAAGTATTTGGGTTATAAGGACGAAGTTTAAGAAATATTTATAGAACATGTTAGACAAAGTATCACTACAAAGAATAGAGCTTCTACATCCTAAATTGAGAACAGAAGCAAAACAAATCTTAGAGGAAGCATCAGCTAAACTTACTGGTGACTACACTTTAAGATTCACCCATACACTTAGAACACACGCAGAACAAGATAAACTTTATGCACAAGGTAGAACTGTAAAAGGATCTATCGTAACTAATGCAAGAGGAGGTCAATCATACCATAACTACGGTCTTGCTATCGACATCTGCTTACTATCAAAAGACGGAACCAAGGTAAGTTGGGACGCTAAGATGGATTCAGATAAAGATGGAGTTGCGGATTGGCTAGAGATTGTTGCTGTATTTAAGAAGTATGGATGGGAATGGGGAGGAAACTGGAGATTCAGAGATATGCCGCATTTTCAGAAGACTTTTGGACAGACTATTTCATCTCTACAAAGCAAATATAAAGTTCAAAAGACGCCGTATGTGAGTATCTAAGGCGAAAAAAAAAATAAAGTTAAAGGGAGCAACCTGAGGAATTTAACCCCCGGGCTGCTCCCTATTTTTGTCTTTTGTTATTCAATCTTACCCATCACCTTAAGTAACCACATAATAAACCCACTGTCAGAAGAAAAGAACTCTAAACTACATATTGGTTCAACTCTATTCTTAACATAGGCGAAAACTTCAAAACCCTTCTCTGTTGGATTTATTAGAAGGTCGCTTGAAAGGTTACTATCGGTTATACTTAGTGTGCAATAATCTACAAGGTTTTTAATTCCCGTATAGAGTGCAAAAGTATCAGCCGGAGATAGTATGGCTTTATTTGTTTTTATTCTTGTAAACCTCCTAACTAAGTGATCTACATTAATAACTCCACTACCTATAAGCATGTACTGATCGTTTATCTTCTCTAATCTCAGGAACCCTTTACCATATAGACTCTCACATACTTTGGCAAGAGAACTAACAGTAGAAGGATCTAAAACCATGGCTGAAAAGTAATTGATTAATGATTTCTAAGTTGGATAAAGTGTCTATGTTTAGGATGTCACTATTAGCTCTAACCTTCTCAACTTTATCATTTAGTATAGTCTTTGAAACCTTAAGTGAAGCTAACATAACTGTAACAAACTTAGCTAACTCATCTTGGTCAATATCGTCTGTAGTTATGTATTTCACGTTATTCTCATTATCGATTACTACCCATTTGTCTTCTCTGTCATCTTCAATCACTCCTTCATAATTAACAGATACTACTTGAAACCCATAAGGAGCTATAGCGATTGAGATAGAATTAAAAGCTCCAGTCTCATCTAGTTCCTTAAGTTTATATGCATCGATGTAAGGTCTTGTGTATCCCATTAAATCCTCCCTATCTGAAATATACTCTATAAGGTGGTTTAATGCAGATTCTCCCTCTTCTATTTTGATTATAGCCCCATCTGATTCTAGTTCGTTATAGTGGCTTATTATTAGATACTTATTCATGATAGTTTACAATTTCTATATTTACTCCTCTTGTTCTTAGGTATCCAGTCATATTCTCAACCTCAGCAGTTCTCAGTGGTAAATCTAAGCTCATCTCTGAAATACCTGATAAAAAGTCTTCTGAAGGGATGTACATATAATCTAATACTACTTTCCCTAATTCAGCTACTCCTCCGGCTTGGTATGGTCTTAATAGTCCTTTCTGTATACCGTTATTATCTAGTGGAAATCTAACAAGCCCATAAGTAGCATCGTCTATAAGCTCTAATTCTCCTTCAATATCTAATGGGAAAACTTCAAGTCCATAAGCATTCCAATAGTGTAAGAATAACTCCTGAATCGTACTAAAAGTTGGAGTCTGTTTACTTATCTTATCGAGTAGCTTGTTTTTAATTAGAGCGTCAACTTTCTGTACATCTCTAAAATCCTCTGAAGATACGCTCACTACTCCAAGCAATACCTCCCTCTTTTTAATTATTATTTTTGTCATTTCACATTTCTATTATTGTTACAGCTCTAAAAAGTATACTCATCCAAATTAATGTCAGGGAAATACTTATCATCAAATTTTTATAGATCCACAGCGGTTTAGTCACCTTAGTCATCTTGTGGTTTCTCCATCCGTAGTCTGCCAAAGTAACCAGTATCACCACTATTCCTATTAAACTGAATCCTGCTATATTACCTGATAAAAAGATAGAGATTCCTAAGATTAAAATAGACAGCATATGAGACAGGACTATAACCGGAGCATCCACTAGGTAAAGCAAACTCGCAAACCTAACTTTCTGCTTCCCGTCTCCCTCTACATATATCTTGCTGTATCTATTAATTATTGGGTTTTGGAGATATACTTCTGTTACTTTATTACCCACTAACTTAACCTCAAAAGAATCCTCGTCTACTTCTACTTTAAAACCTTTGTGTATCGCGTAATCTACAAGCTCCCTCGGTTCTATATTCTTATCTGGAAGTTCTATGTCTGGTAATTTAATCATCATCATTTAATAAGTTATACAATTTTAAAGCATTCACCTCTATTACCTTTTCTTGCACTTTCGTTAAGTTTGTTCCTTGTTTTAAGTATCTAAGGTAACTCTCAAAATCTTTTATAGCTAGTTGATCTGAGAGACTCCATGTATCCTTTACTCTCTTTTCGAATTTGAAGTTAGGGAGTCTTAGGAGCTTAAAGAAATACTGAGAGTCTACTGTTCTACCCATATACATTGAAATAAGAGAGTTACAGCTTTGTCTACAGTTCTCATTATCACACTTAAAATACCTACCAACTACGTGACTCTTATTTAATACATTGCCACAATCACATTTTATTTCCTCAGATTCACCTTTCTCGATAATTTCCAGTAAACTTGTGTGGCAATCTACTAATAATTTACACCCTTTAGTTACGCCCTTTACGACATCGGTAGACTTAACTTCAATACTCTTTCTCCATATTCCACCTACTCTCTCACCAGCTATAACTAAACTAGGTGAAAGCATGTCTAATTCAGGGTCATACTTTAAGGTTACTCCGAGTCCATCAACTACAACATCAAGCAGTTTTCTCTCTTTCAGTACATAAATCTTCTCCTCCTCTCCAAAGTGCCATATCCCATCAATCCTAGCTTCAAAGTCTTCCCACTCTTTTACTTGGACTATGGTTGGTTTAATGAGAGTATCAGTAAGGAAACCAAATATCTCACCTACACAAAACTTATCATTACCAAAAGCTCTAAGACTCTCAAGGAAGCCGTACTTTACTCCTAGGGTCGAATTCACATCTACATCATAACAAATCACTCTAAAATCTCCCGTAACAAGTCTATTCTCAACCACCATACACTTTATCTTTCGTATAGCAGGATTAACTTCTTCAGGGATATATTTTGTTAGTTCTTTGTCCATAGGTGATATCTTACTTATTCTCCCATCTACATACTTAACAACAACTGGAGTGCCTATATAGCTGTAACTGTAGTAATGAGGGTAGTGCAAATCAAATGCCATATCCTCATACCTCTCAACTATTATTCTTTCTTTTTCCACCATTCGTTAAAGTGAACTACCTCTAAGTGAGGCTTCAAGATAACTCTAAGGAGTTACTGGGTTCGTTCCAAACCCTTTTTTAAAGATATTTATGGCCGCATTTAAGTCTCTATCTAAGGTTAAACCACAAGAAGGACATAGCCATATTCTATCGGTTAATTTTAAATTATTATTAACACACCCACAACTGCTACAACTTTTAGAACTAGGATAATACTTAGGTATAACGATTAAGTTACAACCGTATTGTTCAGCTTTATAAGTTAAGGTTTGTCTAAAGGTAAACCAAGAGCAATCTAAGATTCTCCTTGAGAGATCGTTGTTTTCACTTAGCATACTAGTTATATCTAGATCTTCTATAGCTATACTATTATATTTAGTTACTAGATCTTTAGTTAGCTTATGTATAAAGTCTAACCTTTGATTAGTAATCTTTTCGTGTAGCTTAGCTATCTCTAGTCTAACTCGTTTACTTTTAGATTCACTGAATTTAGTTTGTAATTCTTTAAGTTTAACTAAGTTACGCTCCAGATACATTGGATAAGTTCTAGTATCTTTATTTGAAAGCGTAGCATAAGTTTTAATCCCAAGGTCTACCCCTGTAGCGGAGATAGGTTCCACTTTAGGTTTAGCCGGTATTTGGCTATCATACTGAGCTATAAGTGAAACATAGTATTTACCTGAAGGATTTAACTTAATAGTGGCATTTTTAATTGTACCTATGATTTCTCTATGTTGTTTAACCTTGATACCCTCTGGAAATTTAAATATCTTTAATCTATTTCCATTAACTATAGATACTTTCTGAGGTACCCTAAAGCTAAACTTATGAGTCTTTTTAGATTTAAACTTAGGAAAATTAGCTCGTTTAGCATAGAAGTTTTTAAATGCATTATCCAAATCTCTTAGCGCAGCTTGAAGAGTTTGAGCGATAACTTCATTTAACCAAGAATATTCCTCAAGTTTCTTCAAGTGAGTAAGAGCTTTACTTAATTCAGCATAACTAAGATTAATCTTCATTTCATCATAGTAGTACTTTTTAAACTTTAACATAGTATTATAGATAAACCTAGCTGAACCAAAGTGTTTACTAAGTAAGACTTGGTTCTCTTTGTTAGGGTATAACCTAAAATTATATGCTATGTTTCTTTTCATGAGGCAAATATAAGAATATTAATTTAATTAATCAGATAAAATCTAAATTAATTTATTTTCTTCGTCTAAAAAATCTATCGTAAGGAAAGTAACTCCAGATTAATATTGCTAAAACGAAGACAACCATTCCTACTACAGGCCGATAATTAAACCCGTAACCAATGAGAAGTATGTTCAGTATTACAGCAAATAGTAGGAGATATATTTTTGTCTGGTTGTTCATCTTTATTTTACTCTTTTATAATTATAGGTGCAGGGACTTTCCCGTCAGTAATTATCACCTTGTTTTCAGTCTCTCTTATAGCATCTATCCACTTTTCTTGTAGCAGCTTTTCATCTAGGCCTTTGGATTTAACTTTATTTGTTTCAGCCTCTATCCTAGCTTTCTCCAGATTCATCTTAGACACCTCCAATTCGTTCTGAACTTTCTCTTTCTCTAGGATCATATTGTTTCTCCTTTCGATAGCATCTTCCATTGATTTAGGAGGTTTAAGTCCAGAAGTTAGGTTAGTTAATTGAAAATGCTTAGCCTCAAAGTCCTTCTTAAGTCTACTCTCTACCTTCTTTTCAAATTCATTAAGGTTATTCATTAGACCATCTGTAGTATACTCCCTAGCTTCTTCTCTATAGGCATTTACTACGAGTTTGTTTAAGATTGAGACTTCTACATTATCCAGCATAACTTTAGGGTCTTCCACTCCAAGATGCTTATAACTAAATACAATATCCACCCCTTTACCTCTAATAGGCTGATACTGATAGGAAGGGTCAACTGTAAATACTCCTGCATCTTTAGCTGAAATAGTTACCTCATCCGGATCCCCTGAAGTCTCAAACATAGGTACTTGGTATAATCTTGTCCCCGGCAGTAGAGTCCATTGTCTCCCTGTTACCACCTTAAAATCAGACTTACCATTCCTTCCAAAGTTAGACATCATTACACCTTCATAGTTAGGCTCTACTCTTACCATACTTCTATACCCATACCACACAACTGCAATAATAAGAGCTAGAATAATTACTTTAACTATGTGTAACTTTTTAATCAGAAACTCAAATATATTATTCATAGCTTATCTCAGTTGAAAGGAATTTAATAATGTAATCTGAAGGTTGTGGATCCCCTATAAGTTTAGACACGATATAGTAGTTATTATTCACATCCCCCCAAAGGTATCCCAGTTTCACCCAATCAAGAACATTAGAAGCTCGGTTAACGTCAAACTTAAATTCAATAGGAGTACTGTGGACCCAAGCTTTATAAACATCGTTCCACTCTTCTAAGTACTTCTGAATATGCTCAATACCATTTTCTCCTACTGTAATAAGCTCTTTCTGGTTTTTATTCCAAGCTACTCTATAAGCCATTCCTAAATTAAACCATGTACTCGGATTCCAGTCATTAGTGTCAATTATAATAGTATCAGCTGAAATCATAGCCTCTACATCTCTCTTAACTTGGAATTGAATACATTGAGTCTTTAAGAAGTTTTCCTCAGGCTCTGGCAGTTCTTCTGAAGTTATAAGTGCATTCTCAAACTCCTTTCCATAACCCTCTGACAATTCTTTATTTACTGCCTCTAACATTGCGGGGTCTGATGTATGTATAAATGTTACTGTTTTCATTATTGTTTGCTGCTTAATAGTGAATAGCCTATAGTGTTATAGTATTCTGCTTTATCTTTTGGTAGTAACAGGAACTCATCTCCATAAAGCTCAGATATAGTATTTCGTATAACATCTGATTTCTCCATGTAGATTTTGATTATCTCTGCTCCTCCACCAAATAGAAGAATATTATCCACCTTATTGAACTGATCTCCATACTCGGATTCTAACATCTCAAAAGTACTCGTTAAATACTCTACGATGAACTCAGTTATTTTGTCAGATAGATCGTGTAGCTTACCTCTCTTCTTATATCCTCCAAGAGTTACTACTTCCTTAGCTTCAACGTCATTAATAGATATACCTAAGTGTTCAAAGATATACGTTTTAATTTTGTTAGCTACTAGAACGATACCTTTATTTGCATAACCCTTAATACCATAGTCAAGCAGAGAGTTATTTAAAACAAGGTAAGTATCTATCGTATTAAATCCAACATCAAGACCGAAATAGTTAGCTGACTTATCCTCCATAGAGATCTTTCCATTAGGTTCAACATCTAGTCCGTACTGTGAATAAGTAGCGTGACCAGAAAGACCTTGAACGTGAATATCAATCTTTTCTGAAGGCAAATTAAGTTTCTCTAAGATATAGCTTTTATAATCATCACGCTTATCCCAGATAACGGGGGTCAACCCCAAAGCTATCTTTTCGATTCCCTCTGATTGGAATTTGTTAAGTAGATAAGAGATTAGTATTGGTCCTACCTCCTTGAACCCCTCGTAAGTTAAAGTATCAATAGGGAGCCGGTCTAATTTTGTCGCCAGCTCACCTACTAAATACCTTTTTCCATCGAAGTGGTGGTAGGTTGCAACAGAGGTAACCATGGATGAATCTCCTTCTGGCACCTCTATCACACCTGTAACCTCTTTATCTAACTTAATAATTTTCTTTTGTTTTTCATCATAGATACAGTACTTAAAATGGCCGTATCCACAGTCAATACTCAAAATCATATATTAGTTAGTTAAAGATTATCGGTTGTTTATTTAATCGTAATCGCTCTCAAAGATTTTAACGTCCTTGTTTATAGCTTTTACGTCACTTTTATTCACATGACCTAGAGTAACAACATACTTGGGATCTTTTATTTTATCAAACTCTCTATTCCAAGCTTTCATGTCATCGCAAAGGTCAGATATTACTACAACAGGTACACCCTCGTCAAGCTCTCTGATATGTTTTAAGCCTTTAGCTAGATCAGTACCACCCCCAATACGAAGCATACCTCTCTTAGGCTGAAAATCTTTTATCATTAAATCTTGAACAAATCCAGTATTCCATGTAATAAGCCTAACCCTTTCTAGACCAATCTTCTTCACTCTAGTTGCGATATCGTTTATAATACCAAAAATAGAGCGCTCATCCATCGAACCAGAGACGTCAACTAAGAAAGTCATTTGTTCAACCTTTACCTTAGCTGGGTTCATCTTAAGAGCTGGAACGTACATATTACCACTACGACCTCTTAATTGATTCTTAAATAGGTTTCTTGTAGTAGTCATTTTAGTTACCTCTTTATTTCTCAAGTCTCTAAACAAATCATCCATAGACTTTAAGATATTCTGAGTATTTCTAGTTAGTACAGCTCCTCCTGAGTTTCCTCTACCGTTATCTTGGAATCTAGGGTCTGGCTTTCCTGCTCCCCCATCTTCATTGCCATCTTCACCATTATTTCCACCAGATTCTCCTTGACCTTCTTTAGATTCACCTCCAGAACTCTTAAGCTCCTTCATCTGCTCCTTACCTTTATCTGTCAAGTTTCCATCCTCATCTATTAAACCTTCATCAACCATTTTCTCGATCATGTCAGGTGTAATAAAGTTAGATCCAGTACCAGAGCCAGGCATACCTTTTAGTTCACCTTCTCCGCTTTCACCCTCTCCATCACCATTTCCTTGTCCTTGTCCTTGCTGATCCTCTGGTTGTTTAGGTGGTAAGAATAAGTTTAAATATTCAGCTACCATTTCTACATACTCAAGATAAGTTTTACCCTCAAGGAATGCATACTTAGATGGGTGGATAGAGTCTGCTTCAAAGGCCTTATCTATAGCTTCCACATCCTCCAGGGTTAAGATCTTAGAGTTAATCTCACAGTCTGCAGCTATGTTTAGAAGGTTAAAGATGAACTGCTGGTTAGAGAGTAGAGCTTTTATGTAGATTTTAGGACGACCGCTTATTTTGGCCATCCTTTCTACATAATCCGGTTTGTTAATAATTCCCTCCAGAGTCTTTAAACCCTTATAAGCTAGGAGGTGGTGAGCAAAGAAAGCGTGTCCATACTCATGATATATAACGCTCTCTCTTATTTTACTCTCCTTATCTTCAAACACATCCTCTCTCATTAGCAGCTTCCAGTGAGTTATATCCTTTTGAATTAACCCAGCAATAGGAACTCCCATGTGACTCGGATCTAAATTATCTGAAATGTCTTCGTAGATGTAGTTAACGTAGTATTTGCTGTTAAACTCATCCACTTTCTTTACATAATCCTTTCTCATGACTACCCGATACGATTTACTGATTCAACTGACTTTCTCTTGTTCTTAACTATGTTGTGCTCATGAATATCATCTTTCTTAGCTAATTTCTCAAGAACATCAATCACCTTGTTAATACCTTCTGAGAACTTGCTGATATAAGCTTTACTGTCAGCTGGCTTAATCTCTTTGTTTTCTAATTTAGGTTTAAGGTAAGTTGTTTTGATTGACCATAGTTTAGAGGAGAAGTTATCAATCAGTTTCTCAGCCTCACCAAAGGTTAAGATCTTACTATCCTTATTAAACATCTCTAGGAATTCTTGAAGTTTAGCCTCATCAATTCCCTTCTCTATGTTTGAATCTAAGAACCACTCAACATCTTTAAACGTTACAGCAATCTTCATTAGATTGGATAACGCTGGATTTTGCTTTAGAAGGTTAATCAAAGTTTCTCCCACATCTCCGTTAAATGAACCTTGAAGCTCTTTATCCGGTAAACTTCCAATTAACCCATTTACCAGAGTCTTAGTTACCATAGATCCTAGTAGTCCTTTCTTAGCAGCTGCATGTAATAGAGGTTTAAGTCTACCTACAGATCTCCATGTTGGCGGGTTGAATACTGTATGTTGCCCTCTATAAAGATCCGAAAGTTCAGTATTATTCATAACATCTAGACTAAGCCCTTTCGCCGCGATAAAGTCCATAAGCGCCTCTTGGATTACCTTTTCATCAACCTCTACTTCATCTGGTGCTTCTCTAAAATCTATTGTAGCGGCGAAGTCAGCGTCTAGGAACAACTGGAAATCCTCCTTCGTTACAGACTTAAGATTATACACCATGAATCTGTTTATAATTGGAGAAATCAGGTCAAAGTTCTGCCCTAAGTTCTCTTGATAGTTACCTGCAGAAATAATCTCTACATTTGATGGTAACTTTCTCTGACCAACCATTCTATCAAAAATCACCTTCAATAGTGGAGACTGTACATACTCAGAAGCGGTAGTAAGCTCATCAATAAACAAGATTACCTTTTCGTGAGTAGCTGATTCTTCCTCCACTTTCTTGAACCAGTCCGGCTTTAGGTTTACTGCCTCACCATTCTGATTAACTGGGAAACCCAGGATATCTTCAGGAGAATACTCACCACCATTAATACCCACATATCCGTATCCATTAGCCTTTGCATATTTTTGCACGATTGTAGTTTTCCCACAGTTATGCACGAAGTTCCCAGTGGCTAATTTAAAGTTATGACTCAGGTGATCTACTTCCAAGTCGTATACCTTTACTGGGTTATCTAATTTTATTCTTTTGATTGATTTTATTGTTAGTTCCATAATTTTTGTTGATTAAAGTTCGTTATTATTAAATTATTGACTATGATGAGGGGTATAATTTTAGGGATTACCAGAAGTTTTTTATACGAGAAGTGTTTGTTTGTTTTCACGTAATTATAACTCTGCTCATTAATTGGCGTCCCTCTGTAAAACATATCATAGATTAACTGGATACTCTCATTGAGCCTTTTAAAGAATGATACCTTAGTGGCGTACTCTCTAATCTTTTTCTGAAGCTCGGGATCGTGGCAGCTACCTACTTTCTTATCCCTTAGAGATTTACGACTATTATGAAAAGCCTTCTCTCTAACTTCTGGGCTGTAGATTCCTGTACCATTTTCCTTTTGAGATTTAAGTCCCGCTTTCTGTAGTTTTACTTGGTGAGCTTTGTTAAATACGTGTGTTCCATTTTCCCTGTGAGTCTGCATACCCCGTTTCCCCATCTCTGAATAAAATTCCCTTGAATCAACCTCTATAAACTCTTCAGTTAGCTCGCTTGGAAAAATGAATTTATAACACCCGTCTTTACTCTTTACACAAATCTTCTCATGTCTTATAGGTTCATTTAAATAGATTCCCTTTCCAGTTCTACTTCTATTGTATCCCGGAAGGTTAAGCTCATTTAAATCCCCTACAAAAGCATTAAGCCTACTAATCCACACTTCTTCATCTTTTTCTTGATCGTAAGTGTATCCATTAATAGGTGGTAAGATTCTAATGTAAAAGTTCTCCGGTCCGTACTCTAATATATCTAGATACTTCCCTTCTACACCATAGTTAAAATGATCTTCTTCTCTTAAATAGGTAAAATGTCCGAATAGAGAGTTAAACAGACGCTCCTGCATAGTTGATGAATTGTCCCCTACGTAGTGCTGGTTTGTCAGATTATTAAAGAAGTTGTAGATTTTATACCCTTTGACTTGGAGAAATAAATCTATAAACTGATCTCCACCGGTATACTCTACTAAATCTTTAACACTGAAATTCACATAATAAAGTCTGCTAATCTCTTCCATAATTTCTAACCTTTTACCTCTTGACCTACAGATAACTCTTCAGCAGCTACCCAAGTCTTTCCATCAGCAAGTAGGTGTAAGTGATCTGGAGTACATCTATAAACTTCTCCATTACTCAACTCTACTTCAATAAGCTCATCCACCTCCTTAGTGATAAACGCTGACTTCATAGCTGGGTGGATTTCTTGCTGAGTCTCCGTATCCCAAGAAACTACACTAAATTTTTCCCCTTGATTGTGTCTCTCTAAAAGTTCACCAAAGCTTAACTCTCCCTTATCTGTTATCACCTTAGTATCCTCTGTGAAACACCCTGGGTTAGATAGGAATAAAACTGGTACTCCTGAAGCTAAACTCAAATCGATAGCTTGTTTCATTTGTACGTTCAAGTTTAACTTTCCTGATTTGTTTCTGTTTGTTGACATAATTTTGATTTTTAATTGTTGATGATTTATTTAATTACACACGAGATTTGACCACGAGAAAGTACCGCCAAATATACCTTCCCGTGGTTCTCCTCTCAATAATAAGGCATTACCCATGGATTAAGCCGGTCTCAATATACTAAGAAAAGCGGCTCTTGCTACGGTCTTGTTTAACTTCATTTCTTCAAACAACGCTGGGATATTTCTGATCTTTCCATTCACTCTTCCTAGTAACTCTCCTCCTAACCATTCAGCTTCCCAAATTTCTACATCGTTAATTCTTACTGCTTTGTTTACTAGACCATTAGCCTTGTTCCATCCGTGTTCTAATAATACATCTTCTAAAATTGCCCTCATAATTGTTGTTCTTTAAAATATATGTTCTTTAATGAATTCTTCTGCTTTAAACTTCTTCAGTGCCTTAATCTCTTTTTCTATCTCTTTAATCTTAGCTTCTGAATCAGTTTTTCTTAATGTTCCTATAGGCTTAGACATGATAACTTTAATAATCTCTAAATCAACCTTAGTCTTCTTTGCTAACTGCTCATTTGTGACACTCGTATCCTTTAGAAATACTTTAACCACTTCAGGCATAGCTAGATAAACTTTCTTACTAAACTCTAGGCTCTTTAATTTGTTATCCCTATTTAAGTTCAGTAGGTTTATGTAGTTATTGTAAGTTATATCTATCCACTCTCTGATTCCTATAGTTCTAACAGTCTCCCCATCAGTAACATTAATTATATACGTCTCCTTGTGGGTAGCTTTTTCTGTTAAGTATTTATGCAACCAATCTATATCCACTCCTCTAGTTCCCGGTGAAAGGTAAACTCTTAGAAGTCCTGGTTTTGATTTATCGGAGAGATTGTCAATTAAGATTCTCCCCTCTTCTCTATACTGCATAAATAGTTTGTCATCTCCCTTACCACCTTTATCTAACTGAATAGGGAATCTACTTGGGTCACCCTCTATAAGAACTTCCCTATCTCCCTTTGTTATTTTGGCATACTGGTAAGTTAGATATCCTTTTCCCGTTTTCCATAGTGCATCTAAGTCTGAATCTTTTGCTATAATCTTAAGTCCCTTTGTCCTATACTTCAACTTCTTAGGGTCATTAGTTATATAAGCTTCATACATACTCTCCATAGAAAACGTTGGTAAGATAGCTGAAACTCCAATCCCTAATCCAGAAACCCTATCAACTAAGAAGGATAACGGAAAGGGTGTAGGAAGGTATGATGGTTCTTTTATATTTCCATTCACCTCACTATCTTGCCATGGGACGAGGTCTAGCACTGGCTCTATCATCGCTCTGAGCTTCTTTGATACTTTAATAGCGGTATAACGAGCAGCAGCTGGACCATCAGAGTCTCCTAATATATCAGCCCTACCAAAACTCCCTTCTCCTTCTAAAATACCACAGAGCGTAAACTTTGCCAGTGATTCATACGTCCCATCTGTAGAGTGAGGGTGGAACTTCATCATATTACCTAAAACCTCAGCTGACTTTGCATAATCCTTCCCCCCTAAATAAGATGCATAAATACCACGTCTATAGGAAGGTTTAAGTCCATCGAGAAGTCTAGGGAACACTCTGGATGTATTAATGTATTTCCCAAACTCTGTATACCCGAATGAAACTATATCTCCAATAGACTCGGTTACTACTTTATTTGTTTTCTTACTAGCCATATATTATCCCCGCTTCTTTCATTAGGTTATACTTAGCTGAAGTTGTACCAAGGATTTCTTTAGCATAATCTAGGTCATCCAAAGTAACTTGTTTCAGCCTCTTATTCTTAATTAACGTTTCTTCTACATCTTCAGAGTTCATTGTACCAAGCCCTTTATATCGAGTGAACTTCTTATTCCTATTTAATCCTTTCTCCTCTCCATCATAATAATACTTTCCTTCTTGCTTATATAGAGGTGGAACTAAACAGTAAACATATCCTTTCTCAATTAAGTGCGGCATATACTCTCCAAATACTCCTAGAACTAAAGCTTGAATAGAATAACCGTCATCATCAGCATCAGTAGCCACTATAATCTTTCCAAATCTCGGCTTCTCTTTTAGTTCATACCCTTTAATCCCTGCACCTATAGCGTTAATTAAATCTCTTATCTCTTTGTTTTCTAATACTTGCTCTAAAGACTTATTCTGGCAGTTCAGCACCTTACCTCTGAGCGGATAAACTCCATGTACCTTAGAATCTCTCGCTGATGTAATTGAACCTGCTGCTGAATCTCCCTCTACTATATAAAGTTCTGCCTCCGCTCGGTTACTGGTGCTGCAATCCCTAAGCTTACTAATCTCTTTACCCCCTTTACTTTTACGAATATCAGAGGAGAGGATAACCTTAGATTTGATGAAGTCCATATTTTTAAGTTTGTTCATAGAAGCGGTAAACTCCTTAACTCTTTCGATATGCTCTTCAAACTCATCCTTATTCTTCTTTAAAAACTTAGTAACCTCTTCAATTAACTTCTCTCTACAACTTTTATCCCAACCATCTATTTGAGTGAGATTTTCTTTAGTTTGAGAGGAGAACCCAACTTCATTAGCTAGGAGAATTATAGACAAGTTAAGTCCCTTTAAAACAAACTGAACATAAACATCATCTAAATTATAAGTAGCTCTAAGTCCCTCCTTTAAAGCATTCTCCATTTCTCTTATATGTAGACCTCTATTAACAACAAGTGAGTTAACTGATCCCTTAGATACTCCTTTGGTTAAGTCTGTGTCAAAATCAAAGGTTGTTAAGAGTCTGGTTTTCCCAATTGTCATATTTAGAGGATGCTTAAAGAGTTCATATTCAACTTCCTTACCTTCTATAAAATACTCTACCTCTTTCTTTGTAGTCTCCTTAACAATTAACTTAACGAGAGCTAGGTTTGTAAGCGGTAATTCATAGTTAGGTGATTGAATAAGTGTATAATCTGGTTTAAAGAATACGAGGGTAGAAGGTTTAAACTCCAACTTCACTTTCAACTTGTACTTTTTAAATATATCCTCCAAACTAAGTACATCTTCCTTAACCTTATTCCCTTCTTTAAATTCTATCAGGTAGTAAACATCTTTATTCTTGCTATACGCCTCTTCTACTTTCTTTATGCTGGTTTTATAGTTATCCTTTGTAACCTTTGAACATAATACATAAGTTGAAGATAGAGCGTTAGATGCTTTTGTTCCTCGCTTTTAGTCACACAGGCTCGTCAAACCTATGCAGTTCTCCTATGAACTTCTCAGTGTCTCCACTAAGGCTAGACTATATCTTTACCCTCGGCTTTACGTTAGGGTAGTCCAGGCTTCCACTATCATTATTGACTTATAGCGTACTCTACTTCTTTGATTGTAGTGCTTTATTTATTTCATCTACTTCCAAAGTTTCGATAGTCGTTGAACTACTTATATTATCGTTTATGAATTTTAAAATGTCTTCTAATACTTCTTTCTTAAAATACTCAACACCCTCTGCCCTATGTTCTGAGAATTGTTCTATAATATTAGATTCAATAGGATAAACCTCAGATAGTGAGCCTCTTATAAGAGTTATGAGTTTTGTATCTTATTTACCTAATCGTTTAGAATCTCTACATACCGTAAACACCCGAGAGGGGACAATTCCTCGCATAACTTGTTCGGATTGAGATACTCCCACTTTAACTTTATCACCTAAGTCTATGAAATATAATAACATATCCTTACTATCGTCAAAGGTTTTAAAAACATTCTCCCTCGCTACTCTAGCTTTTAATTCAAAGAACTCTGGATTTTCCTTCAAAGCTCTAAGTTGACCTTCATTAGCTAATCTTTGAAACTCTGGATCTTTATTTAGTATCCCAATATTATGCTTACTTCTACAATTCTTACTACAATAAATACTATAACCTCTACTAAACTTAAGGAATTTTGAATCTCCTCCACAGTATACACATTTAGGAATCTCATCAGTCTCTAATATATACTTAAGGTAATACTCCGCTACATCTAGATTATGTTCCTTTCTTAGGTGGAACTTTAATTGGTTATGGTGAAATTCCGCATCACATATCAAACATTTCATATCTTTAAACTTTAATATAAACAGCTGCTGATTGTCTCTATTAACAGAATTATTACACTGTGGTATCTGTTACTTAACGAGTTTATCCCAGCAATTCTTGGACTTTATTACCCCTAAGTTTCCCTAGAGGAGAGCACTCGTGTACTCCATTCATGCCAGTTGCGACCTCACTCTTCTCATACTTACTACCTGAATTCATACGAGAGGTGGCTATTTCAG